CCTTTTTTTCGCTATTAGAACGATTCTGATATTGCTTTGCATATCTTGCCCCGTCATCAAGCGATTGGGTCGTTGTTCCGTTGCCCAAAGGTGCATCAGGTGTAGAATTCTTAATAAGACTTGCTTGAACAGATTTTGTATTTTCTTCCAATCTTGCTTTTAAGATTTCAGCAAATACGCTAACCGCCATTTCGCCTTTCATAAGTTTTTCACACTCTTCAGCAGTGAAACCGTTAGCAAGAATTTCTTTTTCTCTTTTGAAATTCGCATTTTCGGCTTCAAGTCTTTTCACTGATTCCATGAGTTCTTTTTGTGCTTCGGCTTGTTTTTGCGCCTCAGACATATTATCTCTTTGTTGTCTCTTGAAATCAGCAACTTCGCTAGAAACTTTGTCAAAAGCATCTGACTTTTTCATATAACTATCATTTAGAGAATTATATTTGTCTTGCAATGCCTTAAACTCTTTTTCATAGTCGATAGTTTGAGTTCCAGTTTGAACTCCGTTTTGTTCGTTATTTTCCATAACTCATCTCCTTGCGAAATTTGTTACACGCATTCTCTTGCGTGGGGTCATGCCCTTGCGATTTATGTTTTCTCTAACAAAGCATTTATAGTGTGCTTGCACTTTTATAATCACTCTTGCGAGTTATTATTGCTTTCGTCAATTGTTGCATTTTCAGTGTTTGGGCTATTGGTTTTACCAATATTTCCATTAACTGCCAATGATTGACCTCTTGCCAACGCCCTTTCGACTTCTGCTTCCCATTTCATAGCAACAGTATTTGTATCGCTGAACAATCCGCTAGCCTTAATGATTTCTTCTTTAGGGAAGTTTACACCAGCAAGTTGTGCAATACCTTGTGCCTTAACAAGGAAGTTATCGTTTTGATTGATGCGATATTTAATATCAATTTGGCTTGCCGACAATTCATTCACAGGGTTATTTGGAACTTGTTTGCAAATCATAAGCATTTGTTTCAATACCAAATAATCGCTTTTAAGCAATGTTGTAATATCGTTATTTGCCATTGTATAGGAATTATTCCATCCTGAGCCAAATAATCTTGCTTGTCCTGTATCGCCACCGCTTGTGACTTGTCCGCTTGCCAAAGGAACACCAGCAATATCATACATTTTTGATATTCTTTGCTCATAATAGGTATTCAAGCCCTCGTAATTGATTTCAATCTTAATTGTGTCAAGGTCTGCATTTGCACCATTATTTGCATCGTTTATAATGATTGCCCCAGCCTGTTTCATTGCAAGTACATCGTCTCTATCAATATCTGTGTTCTTAAATACCAAAATCACATTGGCATTATCAACAACCATATCGGCAACACTTGAAATCAATGTGTTTACAGAATTGAATAAGTCATAGTTTAATTCTACAATTCCCATTCTTGAACGGTTGACAGCGTGTTCAACCATTGGAATGTAGTGCAAAAATTTTTCACTAACTCTTCTTATATCTTGAATATCACCATATCCAATATCGCTAGTAGTTTTGAAATTTGCATATCTTGTTTCGATATAAAGTTCTTTTCGCTTATCAATAGCGTCTTTGTCGCCCACATCTATTTCTACAATAGAAACGCAGAATAGCGGTTCTTTATCTCTTGCACTAGAATAAACAACAAAATTCTCTCTTGGGTCAATAGCCGAAAATGTAAATGGAGCCTCTGTATTCACATCATATGATTTAGAATATCCGAACAATTGTTCTCCAGTAACATTGTCAATGCCCATAAGTTCAATAATATCAGTTCTAGGAGCAACAAATGAAACACCGACTCCAACTGCATATATCCACTCTTTAACTTCTTTATCTTTTGAGAAAAAGTCAACATCGGTGTGATAATAATCCAAATATTTTAAGTCATCACCTTGGCTACCAACTTTATAAGTATAATCTCTTTTTTCGCTTGTAATCATTCCAACTTTGAAGTTGACTTGTCTAAAAGCATGGTTTTCAACAATTCTGTTATTATTCTCGCAGTCTTTTTGATAAAGTCTTTGTTTTTGGTGAATGTCTTGCTCGCCTAAATAAAATTCGTAGAGTTGTTTTTCTTTTTCAGCATTTCTTTGATGTGTGACAAGTATTTGTGGTAAGTATTTTTTTATTACATCAATACCATAATTGTTATCTGGCATAAAATCGGCATCAATTTTAGGTATTTCAATTCGTTTAATGCCCTGAAAATCATACTTTGGTTTTTCGCTTACACCCATTAACGCACATCTCCTTCAAAAAATAAAAAGTGATAAAACACACCGTGTCCTACCACTTAATCAATTGTCACAACCTACTGCAACTATTATTTGTCTTGTTTTTGTATCGAATACGATATTGTCCTTTTACAGTTTGGACAAGTCACATTCTCATTAGCCTTTCGCAAATCAAAGTCAACGTAATACCCGTCTTTGGGTCTTCGAACTATGCCATATTTGCACTTTGGACATTCAATTTTAATCATTTGGCACACTCCATTTCACAAGTCTTACTATCATAAAAATATTGTTTTGTCAAGCATTTTTTGAATATTTATAAATTTTTTAAATTTTTATTCTATACTCGCAATATTTTTGCTTTTGCGTTTCTATTTTTACCATCAAGAAATGTCTCGCAGAACATTGTGGTAGCATCAATGCTATCATCATGTTCATTTTTAGACATATTCCACCCAAAACTTACAATATCATACATAAATCTACCAATCTCACTAGACTTTGCATATAAATGCTCCGCTGGGAATATCAATCTTGACCTAATATTGCCAAGTTGGTTGGTAATTCTTATTTCTTTCTTCTGGGAAGTATATCTTTCAAGGATTTCACAATAATAAATGCCTTCAGCGTTTAGCATTTCGTCAAGCAATTTTTTAAGCGAAGTATCTGTATTCCTTTCAATGATAAGTTGTGTGATATGGTGTTGTTTAATTTTTGCAACAACCAATGGGTAAATCTTTTGTTGTTCGATATTCTCATAAATTGCATCTTTCATATAAAACAATTCACCTATTGGTGTAAATATTGGCATTGCAAAGTTATCTCCCCCAATACGCACGGGGTCAATACTCGCCCAGCAAGGTGTTGAATATGCTTCTTCTGGGAAAACATCATAAGTTCTCAAATTATCCCAATAAAATGGTGTTGTGTCTGGCGGCATTGGCTGTTGTTGCTCCATAGCCATAAAGTCTCGCAAATTTCTATCACGCATTGCTCGTTTCTCTGCGGTTGGAAATTTTTGTGGATATGTGCTTTCGTCAGTATCTGGGTCAAGTGCTGGCACAGCAATAAACACACATTTATCATTTAGGCTTAAAGTCGTGTATTTGTTTACTGGACTTCTTTTTACTTTTCCTTTGCTATAGTATCGTTTTAATGTGCTGATAATATCGTAAATAGAATAAGCAGTTCCACCAACGACAACATAAAAATCTTCAGTATTGTAATTTCGTTTCCACCACGAGTTCCAATAATTCCCAATATCAAGCTCGTGTTGCTTGTTGTTTCCTGCATCTTTTGAACGACAAACATCATCTAGGAATAAATAACGCACTCTTATTCCATCAATTGTTGTATCTTTAGAGATAATTTTAACATTCATAGTCTTGCTACTGTGCGTAAGTGTTAGTTCGCCTTCTTTTTGTCGACAAATGCTAAAAATTTTATTTCTAATTGTGCTATCATCGTCTATATCATGATATTGCTGAAATTCTGGAAATACTTTTGCATATCTTTCGGTTATCATAGTATCAACAATACCTTTAGTGTTGGTAAGTACCAATGCAGGATTTCCCAAAACAATCAGACAATCATTATCAGAATCAATACCCAACAACCAAGTAATTGCCATTGTATTTGAGTATGATTTGCCAGTTCCAGTCGCTTGCTGTTTGCTTATAAACTTTATGTCTTTCTTTAACACCATCTGGTTAAAGTAATAAAAGAATGAATAATTTACACCAGTATAACCACCATCTCCTTGTGGGTCAATGCTGTATTTCCAAACTTTGTCTTTGTCTCTTTTGTCGCCTTCCATATATTCCACATAATGTCTTAGGCTTCTAAAAGCAACCAAAGCATAAAAATTGTCATAAAGTTTCGCCCACCTATCTCGGTATTCGTAGCATTTATCTATATTCTCTTTTACACCAAGTTTTTTGTATTTTGGCAATAAAGCATCAAACTTTTCATATTGTCGCTGGCTTATAGACAGTTCCAACTTGATTATGTCTCGTATGTAGGCTCTTATTTGTTCTTCGCTTTCGTCCGTTTTCTCTGGCGCTAAAACTTTGTGTATTTCAGTATAAAGCAAAGTATAAAGAAACTCGCAACACTGCAATATCTCTTTTTCTCGGCTGGTAGGCAATTTTCGCAATATCTGGGTAAATTGTTCAATTCTCTCCCTATTGTCAGTCATTACCTACTCCTTTATGCCATATTTCTCTTTTAATAGCGGAACTGCTATCTTTACCAATGCCAAAATCGGTATGTCAGTCTTCTCGCTCACTTTCACCAACTCGGTGTGAACTTCGGTGCTGATTTTGACCGACTTATAGATTTGTTTTTTCTTCCTAGCCATTATTTGTTCTCCTTAAAGTTTTTATATGCTTCATAAATTCCTTTACAGGCATCTTTATATCCATTTTCATTAAACCTAAACCACACTTGAATATCAGCCTTAAAACCAAAAAAACCATCATTCTTTAAGTCTATATTATTTTTTATAAAACAAGAAACAGGAACTTCCATTTCTAATGCCCCAATCATTTCGTATTTCTTTTTAAACTCTTCCCACTTTAAAAATTGTAAGTCCATCAAAATTCTCCTTTCATTCTTTCTTCTAATTCCCACATCGCTTGTATTTGCAAACTATCGCCACATAGAATGTTTTTATTTAATATACGATTAACTGTTGTCCAACTCACAAATTCTCGCCCAAATTTCTCGCATATCAATCCTTTCATCCGCACTTTAGCCTCAGCAACATTGTCTGACATAATATCTATGGCATAAATGCTTTTTAAGGCTCTATATATCTCTTGCTTTGTTTTGCATAATTTTAATTTTCTTTCTAGTATTTCAACTAAAAAATTCCCCGTCCCACAAGTTGGCTCTAAAAATGTGCTATCTATATTTTCCCAAATCTTGCTAGGAATTAAATCGCACATTGCCTTGACTTCTCGTGGGTTTGTAAATACTTCGCCCTTTTCCTTAACTCTTGAACGGCTCTTAATCTGTTCTTTCCCCAAGTTTCAATCTCCTTTTCAGTCCTTCGCCTTGTAAAACTTCGCAAGTGCTTTCGCTGGTAGTTCGCAATCCCTAATTTGTCAGCATATATTCGCTTAATATTCTTAATGTCTGTATATATCGTTCCCACTGTTTTGCCAGTGAGTGTGCAAATCTCTGCAGTTTCATATCCGTCTGCCACCAATTCTGCAACTTTTTGCAAATGCGGTTTAAGTTGAACTTCCCAGAAGTCGCAATCAATATCCGTTGATACAAGCCAATCCCTATCACCTAGACTCTCGGTTTTCAATTTGTTTTCTTTTTCTCTATAAACAAGTCTTATCATTATTCGCTTGTATGCGACTTTGCTGTAACACCAACACTTTTCTGGCTCAAAACAATTTTTTAATTTGTCCCAGAAGTATAAAGCACACTCTTGATAATAGTCGTCAAACTCTATTTTTTTTGGTCTCCATTTATTAAACCAGTGAATTGCCCATCCTGTTGATTTTTCCCAAGCAGTTATATAGTCCATTGTCCCACACCTTTATTATTTCTTAAAAACGCAATTATATAACAACGCAGCAAGACTAAAACCAAGCGAAAAACAACTCAAACCTATCGCAACACACTTCAAAACCATACATTTCTCCTTTTCTTTTCTACAATATACCACATGTCTCCACTTTTGTCAAATGTTTTATACTATATGACACAAACTTGTGCAAATGTAGCAAAAAGACAGCCAATTTGACTGCCTTTTTGCCAGATTGCCAGTCTTTCCTAGCAGTCAACCAGTGTTGTTTCCGCTTATCCGTTCATAAGAACTGCTCAGACACAACTAAAGGTGTTAAAGTCTAAATGCTAGTCTATTCCTAGCAGTCAATGATATGTCTAACAAACAACCCTTACCATGCTTTTTTAATCTTCAATAATGGTCTTGCCACTACCTAATTTTGTTTTTATAGTCCCACAATAATTAGGGGGAATGTATATTTGATGGCTCAAGGATTTCCACCACCATCATTTTCTTTATATCACTTTTTCGCTTTTAAGTCAAGCAATTTCAACCACTTTACCAGTTATCGCCACTATCGTGGTAGATGGTAAATCTGGTATTGTGATTGTTTCGGTTGCTAGTTTAATTTTTGCTTTCTTCATTATTCTCTCCTTCTTCTATACTCTCACCAAGAAACAACTTGCGGGCAATAGTGCAAGCCTTGATGTAGTTGTCTTTTGTTAAATCACCAGTATAAAATCTCTCAAAATCATTTTCAACAGCCACATATTCTATTGTAGTACCATTGGTAAACCCAATCACACCAATTCTTATTATCACTTCTTGATGCCTTTTTGATAAAAAAATATAACTATTCTTTTTTAAAAAATATTCCCAAACTGGTGGGTTAAACATTTCCGTTCTATAAGTTGCCATTGAAGCCCATTCAGCATCTTCCTTTGTTTCATATAAATTCTCCAAATAATCAACAAGAACACTTTCTGGGTCATCTTCTTGTATGCTATAGTCTAAGAACATTAAACTTTCTTTATTGTCCGTAATTGCAACATAATTGTAATGAGATAATTCAACATCATAGGCATTACAATATTGGTTTTTAACCCAAATGGTTGCTTCTTCCTTGATAAGTTCTTGCAATCTTTCTTCACTAATCATCTATCTTGTCTCCTAGAAATATTTTCTTTGCGATTTTGCAGACTTCAAAATAATTTTCTTTTGTTGCTTCACCATAATATTCATTTTTAATTATTCCAGTAATTGCCAATGTATTAAAACCAGATATAAAATGGATAGTGTATCTATGTCCATCTTTTGACTTAAAATCAAATCTTTCAAATTTTTTCAATTCTTCCCAAGTAGGCAGATTAAGTGTTTCAATTCGTGTGATGTTCTTAAATTCTTTCGCAAACTCCGCATCTTCTTGAGTTTCATAACAATCTTTTAGATAACAAACGAAATCTTCATCGCAATCACTATCATTTTGTATATTACAATAATCATGAACTTCAAGTTCTTCATCAGGTATTGGAAAATAGTTTGCACAAACACCACAAATTCGTCTTTTAGAAAAGTCTAATTCTTTTACCGAACAAGAACCCAAAAGTCCATAATCTAAATAATAAATTTTTTTCTTTTCAGAGTTAAGCTCGTTAAATTTTTCTTTACTAATCATTCTCGCACTCCTACAATCGCCCCGCCAGCTCATCCAAGTCCTCATTCTCTATCGCCGATACGTAATAATCAATCGCCAGCCTTATAAATGTAGAAAAAGTCCAGTGTTTCGTGTTTAATACTTTCGCTATTCTCTCTTCCGTTTGCTCATCTGTTAAAAATATTCTTCTCTTCATGTCGGGATAAATATATTTCCCGTTTTCATCCTTGATTGGGTCTCGATTATACTCCCTTATTCTTCTTGACATATTATTTCTCTCCTTTTAATAATTCGGGGGTATCCCAAATATTGCCGACTATTTCGATTATATTTTCATCTGCTCTTTCATCATTAAAAACAAGACTACCGCCACCAATAAATCGCTTGCTCTCTATATTAAAATGTCGTTGGTAAAAAGCATGTTTTTCTTCGTCCCAATATATTTTGTGTAAAGAAACAAGGTCTTTATTATGAAAACTTGTTGTTGGTGCATATATGTGCGTTCTAGTAAGTTTAACAATATCGCCCTCAAATATCTTCGTGTCATTCTTATCTTTAAGCCCTGTATATTGTCCAAGTGTATTTATATCTATTTCGTAAACACCTTGTTCAGTTGTCTTATATATAGGGTTTTTAGTGATTATGTTTCTTACGATAGAACTTGTGATTGGTTTATTCTCAAAGTCTAGTTCTTGGAAATAATATCCATAGACCCACTCATCATTATCAGTTCTTTTCGCCCTAAACTCGATTTCTCTCATCTTTGCTCTCCTTTTCCATTTTGTATCAATTTCTGAATGTCTAGCAGACTTCCAAGCCTTTTATATTGTTCTAGCAATGCAAGTCTATCCGCCAAATCATCAATCTCGTCTTTTTCAACCGCCTCAACATCGCTTCCAACAGCAAAAGTCGTCTTCCGACCGCACCCATATTTTTCAAGCACATCCTCAAGCCTTCCCAATTTTTGAATGGCATCGTAACTATCTTCCCATCCACGCTTCGGAATATATAGCCCACAACCTCTATCGCATCTTGTAATCCTTTTCATACAAACACTCCTTTCTTGTTTGTCCACAATATACCACATCATTCTACACCTTGTCAAGCATTTTTTATACTTTTATTAAAAATATTTTCGCAAAAATAAAAAGGGCTAGTTGCCCTTGTTCTCAAATAGTTTATATATTGACCTTGAAATTGTTTTGTCAGGATTTGCTAAAAAATAATTTGGATTGACCACCCATACTCTCTCGGGTTTGTCGTCAAGCATGAAATGAACTTCAGCAATTAAGCCTTTATCCACAAACAATTTGAAATATTTGGTTGCTGTTTTTTCGCTCACCTTAATTTCTTGTGCAAGGTCTTTTATAGTATATGGCTTATCATCTTTAATCAAAAAATTGAATTTTGAAACCAGCTTGTGAGCCAATAGATGTAGAATCAATACTGCTTTTGGTTTGCTTTTTAACAAGTCTAAAATTTCATCTTCATCTTGTATCTCCCATATAAATTGTGGCTTTTCAAATTTCATTATTACCACCTCTCTTTTCAAATAATCTAAAAACATTTCTCGGCAAACTTTCGCTGACCGTAAAGAATTCTGGATTGGCCACCCAAACTTTTCGCTTATTTCTCAAAACCATTTCCGCTATCATGTTTGATTTTTGCAACTTCTTAAAATAAGAACTCGCAGTCTGTCTCGTAACCCCCATATCTCTAGCGAGGTCGCTTGGCTTATATTTTTTACCATCTTTCAAGATTTTATTTTGGTCTCGCGAAATATATTCCGTCATTATTATCATTGCCAGCATAACACTCGGCTCATCTTTAAAAACCTTTGCAACATGAGAAGCCGCAACCATTAATTTCACAAATCTACCCTTTGTCGGAATTGGCTGCGAATAATGTTTATCATTTTCGACTTGCGCCTTACTTCTGTGATTAAATCCATCACCCTTTTCAATTGTGTCATAAACAACTCCGTCCTCCTCTCCAACAACGCGCAATCTCTGCCCCGTATTATTTATCGCCATACATAACCCATCCTGTTATTATTAATTGTGCCAGTGAAGTAATTGGCTGGATGGCAACCAAAACACCTTGCAAGCGTGCTGTCCTTCACTTTCACCACAACTAGTATATCACGCTCGCTCAAACAAGTCAAACAAACACCACAAAAATAAAAATGTTAACTCGGCTTTTAACTTTTTGCGCCACAAAATGTTAGCTCAGCTCTTAACCTTTTGTTTTCAGCCCAAGTCCCCAAAAACCACACAAAACGTTAAACCAGCCCTTAACTTTTTTACACCTTTTCGCCCCCTTCGCACCCCTTTTCCCCTATCTAATCTTTAGATAACTTTCCTTCCCCCACTATCTCTTCATAAATTTGTATTATTTTTTTTCGTGGAACTAGGGCATGTAACCCGCCTTTTTCACACGGTTTCCAAAATAGGGGGCGGGAGTAGGTATTCAACCCGCACAAACGGCACAAAGTCAAGGCAAAACCTCGTTAGTTTTACAAACGCCCGTTTTGCAACCCTTCGCAACAACACTTTTTTTGACTAAAACAAACAAAAAAACGAACACGCAAGGAGGCGGACAAAAAGGCGATGCCCCTACTTGCTCATTAATTAATCTATTCTTATATAATTAAACCCTCTTTTATTATTTATACTCGCTCATTAACTAGTGAATTTTTATTAACCATTATAACGAACAAAAGCAACATAACAAACAACTAACTAAAAAATATTTATTTATTTTTAATATTTTTGATAAAATTGCTTGCAATATGTTTTGTTATGTAGTATATTAATAATGTCGGAAATGAAAGAATCACGAACGACACAAAGCGAAATTAACGAAAGGGGGGCGAAAAGATGAACCGCAAACAATTTGAAATGCTCAAATTTTACACGTGGCAACTACAAATCAAAACACTTGGCGAGCTTGCAAAGTGGAAAGCACAACACAACGCACGCAATAATGCCGAGATGCTGGAAGCAATGGCGAAAGCATACAACGGCAACGAGTGGGCAGAACTTAACGGGCTTGACTAGACAGGCGGGGCAACCCGCCGCCCCTTTTGGGGCAAAAGTAAAAACCAAAAACAAAGTAAAAGGAAATAAAAAAATGAAAATCAAAACAACAAAAAACGAATTAAACCAAAATTATAACTATATCATACGCGGAGGTTATTGTGAATTTCAAACGCTTTTGAGAACTCCAAAAGCCCGTGAAATGTTTTATGCTCGCGGGGTTTACGGCTGGAACTGGGACGCGTACGAAATAGAGGCGTCAGACGGTGCAAGGGTTTGTGTTTGCACAGGTTATAGAGATTTAACAGGCAAAAGGCTTGAAGGGCTTGAAAAGTTTGAAAAAAAAGCCGCCAAAATATGGGACTACAACGACAGAACAAAGACATATGAACAACGCCAACAAGCACATAACAAACTTTTAAAACAATTCGCCGACTATGTTATATTGCACTACAACGACAAAGCGGAGGCATAATATGACAAGCAACAGCAACACAACCCATAAATTATTGATAAAAAATTTTATCAAAGAAACAAACGAAGCAACACAGGCAAAAGTATTTTTGCAAAGTTTGGAAGAAACAACAAACGGCGAACAAATAAAAACGATTGAGTCAATCGCAAAAAAATTTAATATTGAAATATAAGGAGCAAAAAAATGATTAAAATATCATATCAAAAAGAATGGGACGAAAACGGAACAGTTTATACACAAACTATAAACACAACAGGCAAAGACTCTTTAAAAATTGCAAGCTATTTAAACGAAATTTACGAAAAGACGTTAAAAAATAATAATAACAATCTATATTTTAGACACCTTGCAGAAACACCGAAACAATATAACAAAACAAGCACCAAATATTTTTTAAATTTAACACAACTAAAACATATACAAGAATTATTAAACAATAAAAGAATATTAATTCGTAACACAATTTTAAAATTTACTTACTGTTAAAGACCCAAAGCAACAAGCAAAGGGCGAGAGAATGGGAAAAGGCGAACACCTTGCACCCGCTCCCGCTCTTTTTGTTTTATTTATCAGAACGACAAGACCAAACACGAAAGACCACGAAAAACAGCCCACAAGGCACGAAACAAGGCAACGCAAGAGAAACACCAAGCCAAGCCACAAACGGGCCACACGGGGCAAATAACAAGCCCACAAGGGCAACAAAGGGGGAAACGATGACGGCGGAAGAATGGGAAACACTAAAAAAAGCACAAGCCCGAGCAATCAGAGCGGGCAACCTTGCGGATATTAACCGCATCAACAAGGCTCTATTTGAAGAGCGAGAAAGACGCCAAAAGGCGAAAGAGAGAGCAAGAGAGCAAGAGCGAGAAAAAGTGCTTTCTGCTCGAATATCCGCTTTCTGCGAAAAAATGCTTTCTGCGGAAAATGGGAGAGAATTATAAAAAATAAAAATTTAAGGAGAAAATTATGAAAATTAATATTGAGAAACTAAAAGAATTGACGGGGATACCATATACCTCAAAAGAAAATTTAATATTTTATATGCAAGGATTATTATATTTTTTAAAAACACACAATAAAAACTACACTAACGAGCAGTTGCGTCAAATTGAAACTTTATACGACATCTTGGACTGTGTGGAATGTGAATAAAAAAGGGCTTTCTGCCCTTTCTGCAACAATTACAAATTTATATTTAGGGAGAGAAAAATGAATAATGTAACAAAAAAATTTAAAATAACAAATATTGATTGGGATATAGATAGAAATGAGTTAATAGACATTATTGAAGGAAGCCACGAAACTAGTCCATTGACAACAATTAGAAATTTATTAAAACAACTGCCAAAAACAATGAAAATTGAAATCGCTTTCGACAAAGATGAAGAATTAGACATTGATGACATAATAGGCAATGAATTATCAAATAAAATTGGGTGGGCAGTAAATAGTTTTAATTTTAAGGAGATATAAAATGAACAATAAAGAAAAAATGACACAAGAAAAGGCGGTGCTTCTGCACTTAAAAAAATATGGGAGCATAACAAGTTGGGACGCAATCACTTTATTTGGTGCGACCCGTCTTTCTGCGATTATTTATAATTTACGCCACGATGGGTGGGATATTGAAACAACCGACTTGACAGTCAAAAATCGTTATGGCAACGCAACAACCGTTGCAAAATACATTTTACACGAATAGGAGTAAAAAATGGAGTTTCAAATTTACACTGGCGAGAGCATAGAAAATGCTCTTTCTGCACTTGGAATAAATGCTAAATTTATTAAGCATATAAGCAACTGCACAACAACAAAATATCACTTTGATTTAAAAGATTTTGTACAAGAATCTAAAATAAATAATGCAATTAAATTTTTATCAATGAAAACGCACGCACCAATTAAATATGGTTATAGCAAAATAGCCGATTTTTGCTTGGAGATGCCAAATAAAGAAAGATTTTATCCCACTTATGACCAAACATGGTATGGCATTAACAACTACGATTGTGCCGCTATTTCATTTGGATACAACGAAGATATGGAGATTTTGACGAGAAAACTTGAAGATTTACCTCATATGTTAGTCGCTGGCTCAACTGGTAGTGGTAAGTCCATATTTTTGAACAATGTTATATCAAATTTACATTATAGAGATGATTGTGCTTTGGTTCTGATTGACCCAAAACAAGTTGAATTTTCACAATTCGCAAATTCTCATCGACTTTATATGCCAATTATAACCGAGGTCGATGATGCTATTTCTGTTCTCCATGTTTTATGCAACGAAATGGATGAGAGGTATAAGCAATTAAAGGCTTGTGGATTGAGAGATAACTCTACAAATAAATTTTGCAAAATTGTTATTGTGGTTGATGAGCTTGCTGACCTTATGCTTACGAGTAAATATGAGGTAGAGGAATCTATTGTTCGTTTGGCACAAAAGGGGCGTGCTGCTGGAATGCACTTAATTCTTGCTACACAACGACCAACCGTGAATGTTGTAACTGGACTTATCCAAGCAAATATACCTTGTCGCGTTTGCTTTACAGTTGCAAAGGTTCGAGATAGCGTTGTAATGCTTGATAAAGGCGGGGCAGAAAAACTGCTCGGCAAAGGTGATTGTTTGATTAAACTGCCCGATAGAAGCGAACTCGTTCGAATACAAGCACCATATATAAGTATGGAAGACATCAAAAGATTAATGCCGAACGAACCAAGAGAATGGAAAAATGAATATAACAGAAAACTCGCACATTTGCCACCATTGGCGAAAACAGCCTCTACAAGCCACAAAACATCTTGGCTTGATAAATTGCTCGGAAAACTAGACTTTGACCGTTCTAAACCTCAAAGAATGCGAAATTCGGGCATATCTGCATCGTTTGAGCAAACACCATACAACATTGACGAGCAAAATTTCTTTGATTGTGTTGATGATGATGAATAATAAAATAAAAAAGAGTAGTGATTAACTACTCATTTTTTTTGCTTTCTTTTTTATGCATATTATAAGCAAAAAAAACACCTTAAAAAGATGCTTTTTTTGAAGTCCTCCACAGTCTATTGATTTACAATAGATAGCTATATAAACAATATAATATTAACATTTTAGTTTTTAACTGTCAAGCAGTTTTCTGGTTTTTTTTGGAACTCGTATTTCCTCAAAAGCAATTAAAAGCCAAAACTCATTTGAATAGGCTATTTATTGTTGACAACATTTTGCAGGCATGATAATATGTGAACGACATACTCCAGCAACCTAAGGGACTGGAGTTTTTTCATTTTTCTTCTCTCCTTATTAATTTAGAACTTTATAGCAAGACAGAGGCTTGTTTTTCCACTCTATAATTTCATAGCCATGTTCTTCCCAATATTGCCTTCTACGTTCTGTGTATTTGACACAGTCAATTCGACTTATGTGTTCAATAATAGTCCAGTGCATTTCGCCTATTACTTGTAAGAAATTATCTGTCTTACATTTGTAAACGTATAATTCGTCTTTGTTTGTTAATATGCAATACTTTCTGACATAAAATAGATATTCTTCCACTTTATTTTTCTCCATATTTTTTCAAAACCTTGTCTAAAATTTTATTAAAATCACTTTTTGGCAAAACAACATCGTCATGGACATCTTCGCCACAACAAGTGCAAGTATCAAAATCAAAGTCTTTTTCCGCGAGATTTCTAATCTTCTCCACGATTTCTGCTGGCTGGGATTTGAGTTGTTGTCTTAATTTTGTGTTTTCAGTCAACATTTCGCCAATATCATATCTCTCTATGTCTTGTTGCATTTGAATTATTTTATTTTTTTCTCCTAGTTGCTTTTTTAAGTCTTTAATCAATGTTTGCTCTTCGTGTGGTGTTAGCATAAAAGTTGATATAAAATCAGTAAATTCGTCAAAACTGTCGCAACTAAATGAATTAAAATATTTATTATGTCTTTCTAGTTGCTTTTGTAGTTCTGCAATTTGTTGCTGTTGCTCAACTAATTTGTCCCACATGTCAGACCTTGTGAATAGAGTGTATTCTTGTTTATGCTCATCCCACTTGTATCTATCCCCGAATATTTTTTCACACATTTCAAAATGGCTGTATTTACTCATTTTCCACCTCGCTTATTTTTTAATGAAGTGCCGTTTTGATAATCTAATTCAAATGGTATGTCATATGTGTCTAATTTAGCACCAAGTTTGATAAGTTTTAATACTAACTTTTTCATTTTATGAACAATTAACTTTTCTTTTAACATTATGCACCTACTTCTTCCACATAACACCAACTTTGTGGTGGTCTTTTGATTGTTTTATAAATACAATGCTCGCCATCAAAGTCAATACCGCAAGCCCAACACCCCTCACTATTATCATAATAATTATATTTGCAATCACAATTCTTATTGCAAGGGTAATCATCACAATCAAGGTCTTTTCTAAATTGGCTTAATTCTTTTGGGTTGTCGTAAATTTTCAAATCGTCAATATGCCAAGCATAAATAATTTTATTGTCACAATATTGCACTAAAACTTCTGTGCTAACACATGATTTCTCACTAATATCACAAATGTGCATCACTTCTGGTGTCCAATAAGGTTGCCAGTACCAGTATGAGATATTTTTAAGTGTAAACTCGGCAACAACCTTGCCATTACCATATTCACCAACATTTATTGTTCTGCCATCCGCCCAAGTAGAGTGTTCACTAATAGGCTTATAATTTTCCCAATTATAGAAATATTGCAAAGTAGGTTTTGCTTTTGTGCAATAAATATAAACCTTGCAAGGCAATTCACATTTTGGCATTGTTTTTCTTATTTCAATGGTTTTTTCACCATTAAGTATTTTTTCAACCCATTGTGGTTGTATGCTGATTAAAATTGATTTCATCTTCCTTTCTTACTCCTTATTTTTTATAAATTAAATTTTCTTCGCTCCAATCAGCGTATTTTGATTTTAAATAATTTTTTATGTATTCTTTGTAAATCGGTCTTTGGTCCGTTTGGTAGTAATTATGGTGGCAGGTTTGACACAAAGTGACAATGTTCTGCTCCACCCCCAGCCCGCCTTGGCTTCGTGGTATATAATGAGCGTTTGGCATTGCTGTTCTGCTGTGGCAGATAATACATTGCTGGTTGTCCCTTTCCCACACTTTCATTTTTACTGCTTGCGATATGTCGCAGGCTTTTGAACGCTTGCTCTTCATTGCTTCTCCACATTAATACAAGCAAGACAATCCCCACTTATAGTGTCGTATATATTTATAAGCGTTTTTGTTCTATGAACTGTATAGCGGTATCCACCACACCAACTTTTTTCACTATAAGCACCACACTCAAATTCTTTAAAAGTGTAAGGTTTCATTTTTAAAATTTGCTCAACAACTTCTGCTTTTCTATATTCATTAAACTTGCTTGAAGTCCATTTTATTGCTTCATTTATTTGATTTTTTATGCTCATTTCTGCTCCTTTAACTCTTTTATTTGGTTGTCTATAATTTCAAATATTCGGTCAATTCTTAAACCATAAATATGAAAACTATTTTCCATTGTTTTATATTCAAGTTTTCTACTGTTAAACTCTTTCTTTAAATTTTCTAGTTCTTCAATAGCAAGTTGTTTTTGTGATTGTTTAAGTTGGTCATAATTTCTATTTCCTTTTAACCAATTTGCTTCTTTATCATAAGTCCAGCCAGTCATTTGGTCTATTTGACTTGCTACATTATCACAACCTTGTTTTTCAAGTGTTTCATAAAGCATTGAATATAAAATAAATGATTTGTTTTGCATTTCTGCAATTTGTGCTTCATACTTTCTTCTATTTTTACACCAAGAGTCAACAGCCATATTCCCTGCTTCTCTTGCATCTTTAATATGTTTTTCACTATCTGCAAGTTTGTATTCTAGGTCTTTTATCTTTTGGTCTTGGCGGTTGAGTAAATCTACAAAATTATCACCAATAACACCAGTTTCTATATCTCTATAACTACAATAGCCTATTAGTTCAAATCTTTCTTTTTCTTCCATTTTTACTCCTTATCTATATTCAGGTGGATTTTTAATTAAATCTTCGCACTTTTCAGGTGTCACTTCTATAGTCAATTTCAATGTTCTGAAATCAAAATCTGACCAGTCAGGGTTTTTCATTTGTTTACTCATAAAATCAGCAATATCAGCACCCAAGAAACAACCTTGTCTACAAGGATATTGCCACCAAAAACATTTTTCTTTTTTACTCCATTTTACGGTTAATTTTTTAATAGGTTTATTTACCACAATTACTCTCCTTTTAGTTCTTTCTCGGCTTTTCTTTTAAGAAACCAAGAGCAATCCTTATTATGTTCTTGACAATTACATTCGCCTTGTTTGGCAGGACACCAACTAATGTTGTTTACTGCCAATTCCAGTGCTTTCTCTGCCACTTCTAGTTTGTGTTGTAGGTCGGTTGCTTCATCTTGCAACTTTATAATTTTATTTTCATAACAACTTTCAATATTTTCAACACTTTTAAAATCTGCATAAAAATATTCTTCATTATCTACAATAGAACTATTATTTGTGAGGAATTTATTTCTAAAATCTTTTGTGCAACATAACGAAAATTCATCAAAACAATTAGCGGTGTTCCCACTTATATAAACTTTCTTACTCATCTTTCTCTCCTGAAATTCTTTTCTTTGCTATCTCAAAATAATTTGGGTCAAGTTCTATGCCTATAAAGTTACGGTTTGTATTCACACAAGCAACACCAGTTGAACCACTGCCCATACAATTATCTAAGACTACTTCGTTTTCGTTTGTATAAGTTTTGATTAAGTATTCAAGTAATGCTACTGGTTTTTGTGTTGGATGTATGTTAGGTAAATCTCTTTTAAATCTAAGTATGTTTATAGGGTAGTTAGTATATTCTTGAATATAACTTGACTGCCTTTTGTTTTTTTGAGAAAGGCTTTCTCCTCTACCTTGTTTTGTTAGTTTATTGACCTTTATAATACCCTGTGGATTATATGTACATTGTTTTTTGTAAAATAAACAAACATCCTCTGTTATATTTAAAAATCTTTTCTTTGCCATTAACGGGTTATCGTGATTGTCTTTTTCCCACAACAAACAATACTTAAACATTTTAAGATTGCTAATAATTAGTTTGCTCGTAAAAGGTTGTTTGCTAAATAATACAATCGCACCATTATTTTTAATAATTCGGTTGTATTGCTCCCACAACGGCTCAAAAGGTATAACACTATCCCACTTACACGGAGTTACCCCATAAGGTAAATCGCAAAGTATCATATCAACTGACCTGTCTGGAATGTCTTTCATCAACTTCAAACAGTCGCCACATCTTAAATCAATCATTTTTCTCTCCTTTTATTTCAGCGAGTCTCTGCTCTGCTTCTTTTTGTGTTGCAAAAATGTCATTTTCATTATAATGCTTGGAATCATAATCAACTTTATATTTGATTTCAATTTTATTAAATTGACTAAATTTACTCTCTATTTTGGCTTTTATTATTATTTTATCAATCGAAACTTGGCTAGGAATATTATTATATAGTATATAAACCAATTGCCCTTGTCTATATTTTGGCACAATCGCCTTTCGTTTGAGTTCGGCAAGTTCGCTCTTCAAGTTTGCATTTTCAAGTTCCAGTATTTCTTTATTTTGTATATCAATAAAAGTGTTCGTTTTAATAGAATTGAGTATGCTATCAAGTTCTTTGGCATTTTCAATCCCATACTTTTGCAGCACATCTTCCAATTCGCCAAGTTTTTCAATAGGTTCTCCTGTAACTTTAATGTGTGTATCACTTTCTGCTATGCTCCAATTCTTGTCAGAACTTTTTTCAAAGTTCACTTCATATTCTTCTATGTAATTTTTATAAGTCAATCTTTCCATTCTACTCACCGTCCTTTTCGACCATATCGTTTGCAAAGAGTTCGTAGAAAATATCTAAAAATTTTTCTTTTATCTCTTCCACCATTTCTTCTCTCACTTGCTGGTTTTGGGATTGGGTGGTTTCTAGTGGACAAGTATCAATTTCATCATCAATTTCTTGGAATTTGTAAAAATTTCCTAACACACAAGTTTCTGCATCAATATACCTTGCACCCTTTTGAAGTTTTAACTTGCCACTTCTGTATAACGGACATTCTTTGCAGTTCTTTGGCAATTCATCTACATAGATTTTCATTATTCCACCTCATATTCTTCCATAAATAATGGATAAATACCGCTATATTTAAAATAATTTTGACAAGTTTCATATTTGTCAGGGTTGAAACACTTTGGTTTTTCATAATTATGTTCAAAAGCCATTTTCCATTCCCAAAGACACTCTTCACATTTGTCTGCTTGTTCCAAAGGTAATTTTGCATTTTCTACCTTAACATATTCTTCGGCTTTGGCTTTATCAGCAAATACTTTGACAATCGGCTCACAATAATCTTCGTATTCACCTTGTGGCGCTTTTACAATGTAGATTTTCATTGTTTCCCTCCTTTTAACAATTTAATAAAGTTTTTAATACCCCTTTGCTCGTAACCTTGAATTTTACCAGTTCTTGCCCAGAAATTAAAGGCTTTATTTTCGTTATTATATGCTTGAATATGTGCTATATCTCTATTGCATACTCTATACTTAATCGAATTTTCTTTTAGTAACTTTTCGGCGTAGGTAAGCCGTTCTTTTCGTTGTTTATTCTTATAATCGCCACAGCAATTAAAATTATCAGTAGGTGCAAAATCTTCTAAGACTAATTCGTGCGTAAGCAAACAAACAAAGTCGCCTTCGCCTACATATACACAATTTTCGCAATTTTCTCCACACATATTACTTATTGTCCCCTTTTCCTAATTCGGATTGAGTTATCGTGCCATCTATTTCTTCACAATTCATATTAAAACTAAAAATTGAGATTTTAGTATTGTCATCTTTGCGTTTTTTATATACATTCCACAATTTTTTCATTGCTTTTTTTTGTTCTTTTATTTGTTTCTTTGTTCGTTGTTTTGGTATATCATCAATAAATAATATTTTCATTGTTCAACATTCCTCCTCAAATAGAACTGGAACTACAGACTGTTTACGCAATATCCTGCTAATGCTCCCCTTGCTCACCCCTGTCTCTTCCGAAATCTTGTCGTAGGAGCAACCTTGCTCTCGCAAAGTGTGGATAAGGGCGATGGTGTCGGAAGTGATGTCTGTAGGTCTTCCGAGAGAAACTCCCATTTCTCGCTTTCTCTTAAGTCCGTTAATCGTATTAAAAGAAATTATTCTTCTTTGTAATTCATCAGCCAAAAGCATTTGAGAAATAGTGTACCAAGTATATGGGTTGTAGCGTGAATTTGCTAAAAGTTCTATCCCATTAGAAACAAATCTAACATTTACTTTTTTATCAAAAATCAATGTGTCAAGCATTTCCATTCCAAGAAGATATGACCTAGAAAATCGTGAAGTCTCAGTAAATATAACCCAATCACCTTCTTCAAGAACATTCAACATTCTTTCAAACTGCTCTCTATCACTGGCTTTTGTCTTGCCACTAATTCTCTCGGCGAATGTATTATCATCGGTTAAAACATAACCAGCCCTTTCAAATATACCTTTTTGTCGGTCAAATGATTGTTCTTTTTGTTTTTCTTCATCTTCTCTGCTCTGAGTTGATATTCTCATATAAAAATATTCTTTACACATTTTAATTCTCCTTACGAAAGATTATCTTTTTTAACCAACATTGTTAAATAAGCAGAAACTGACAAACCAAGTGTCTGAGCATTTGCATTAGCAAGTTGCCAAGTTTCGTTAGTTATTGCAATGTTGTGTCTTTCTTTTTTATCTTTCATACCTTGATTATACACAATGTTTGTGTGTTTGTCAACTGTTTTATCAAACTTTTTCACTTTTTTCTCCTTTTATAACATTTGTTTAAAAATTGCCATTAGGACATCAACTACAATGCCATTTCCTGCTTGTTTATACTTTTGGGCATTTGAACAAGTCGTTCGCTTTGAATACTCATCACGAACACCCATAAGTCTTAAACATTCTTTCGGTGTCAACTTGCGAATACGATAATTTTTGCATACACCCAAACAATCGCAACGAGTATCAAGTGTTGGACTTATATTATTTTGTTGTATGTCTTTCATTTCTCCATTCATTCTGCTAGTTGAATAACTATGTCTAATAACATCATTTTCTTTGACTTTGCCTTCTTGGATAAGCTTATTGCACATCTCTTTTTTTAATAAAATCGTTGCACTAGAAGTTGTTGAACCACAATAGGTACTTAATGTTGGTGCAATATCATCAATTTCTTTTTTGTGGTATGGATTAAATTTGTCTGGAATATATCCATTCTCGTCAACAAATTCTTTATATTTTTTGCCAACAAAACTTTCGTCTAATTTGTAATATGGATTTGCACAAGTGCAAATGGCATTTGAAATATCGCCTTCATAAATTCTATCTTGCATAAAATATTGTGTTCCATTGTTGCTACGCTTTTCACCGACACCGCCAACCACTTGGATTTTTGGTTGTCTATTCCCACCTTGCATTGTTTGAATAGTAGGAGACAACCCATTGCTATCGTAAACTCGACCAGTCATCTCAGTAAAACCCTTATCGGTTATTTGTGCCACTTGATTAAGTTTTATTTCTTTATCGGCAATCCAGTTATCATTTATTTGATTTCTTGCTGGATTACAAATCGTGTTTGCAATTTCGGTGTTATTTATAACTGTTTTCTTCCAGCCTTGTTCTACTTTTTTATCCAAATAAGCAATCATTTTATCGCTGATATAGTATCTCTCATCAACTTCATCTTCCAGAAAGTCTTGTAATTTTAATTTTAATTCAATAGGCTCTGGAAACTCGTAAGAATAATCGCCCCGTAAAGACACCATAAAACAACGATTTCTACTTTGCGGAACACCATAATCTTTTGCATTTAGGTCTTTCCAGTAATTTTTATAACCTAGACTTTCAAGGAACTGACACCACTCATCAAAACTTGTCTTGTTTTTCTTGCCGTGAACTTGTGGCACATTCTCCATTAAAAGAACTTGTGGGAGTTCGTTGCACTCTTTCAAAAGTCTTTCAACTTCCCAAAGCAAACCACTTCTTGTTCCACTGCCCCTTTCCATACCAGCCATTTTACCAGCAGTGGACAAATCCGTGCAAGGAAACGAGTAAGTCATTATATAGCAATATTTATCAGTATCGCAAATTCCTAAATCTTCACCTTTCCACTTTGTAATATCGCTCGGCTTATCATTTGTTCTCATAATCTCATTGTGGGACTGACAAGCATATTTATCAAAGTCGCAATAGCGGTAGTTCTCGAAGTCAACTCCCAAATTTAATAATGCTTGTGCTTGGCAAGAGATTCCACCAAACAATTCTATAAGCCTTATCGGTTTATCAATCTTAAATGATTTCGTACCCCCAAATAAACTTAATTGCATTTTTATTTCTCCTTTTTCGGCAATTTTTTAGTCGCACCGCCAAGCAACCCAGAAATTGACTTGGCAAATGAGTCCATCTCAGTGTAGTTTAGTGTGTTGTTGACCGAATAGTTGATTTGTTCTGGGTTCTTAATCAAGTTCAACCCATCGCCCCTTGTTTGACTTTCGGCAATAATCGCACTAGTGTCATAAAGCCCTGACGAAGCATCAACAAATGCACCGCCAACAAAACTATCTCTAATTCGCTTAAAAGTGCTTCCGTAGTATGTGTCGCTAATCAAGGTTTCGAAGTCGTCATTCAACAATCCGACAAAACCACAGTATGTTTGCTTGTTTGCCCTAAATGGCACATATCGATTAATATAGTCAACCAACTTAAAGTACTCGCTACAAGCCTTTCGGTATTCCGCTGGTTCTAAACTCTTAGCGGTTGTCAAGTCCATAGGCTCTTCCAATATCAAAATACTGTCAATGACCGATTGGACACGAGAAGCAGTAACTGTTGGCGAAACTTCATTCTTTTTAACAGTTCTTTTTTTCTTGCTAGTCTCATTACCATCCTTGTCATATCGGCGGTCGTAAATGTCATCATCACTAATGTTGGAAAAAATTCTCTCATCTAGTTCTCGTTGGATAGTCTCTCGTCTTGCAACATAATCGGTTTGATGATTAATCAAATCTCCATCATTATCTAGTAAAATATCGACCATTTATTTTTCTCCTTTTACATAATTGTTTAATTGCTCATTGTAATACATATCAAACATTTTGCAAATCGCATATTCTATGTTTTCTCGCATCTGAACAGTGCAGCGGTCATCCAGCAATATTTCCTTAAAATTAAGTAGCATTGCCAATTCTTCACAAGCATTTCTATAAGTGTTGAAAAATCCATTTGTGTATTGTTCGGTTTTATCAGCGGGATTGAATATATTTATTATGTCTGCATTTAGGCAAATTCTTTCATTAATCCAATCAATCAATGTAGAATACTTGTTTTCAATCGCCAAAGTAGAACCAACAGTTTCTCTCCACGCATATGCGAAAAATGCCTCTTTTGATTTTTTATATTCTTTTTCGATTGCTCTAACCAAATTATCAAATTCCATATTTCATTGCTCCTTATTTGAATAAATCAAATTATCGTCTTGGTCGTAAACATCAAACCATTCATCACAATAATCATGCAATGCGTTTCTATGTTTCAAAATCGTCAACATTCTTTTCGCCTTATAAAGCTTAAAACACTTTTCATGAGGTGTTGGATAATCGCTTCTATAAAATCTATTAAACCAATTATGTTTGTACAAAGCCCTATCTGCATTTTCATCAACTTTTCTCAAATAATAAAATTTTTCGTTTTCCATTTAATCCTCCCGACTTTCAAAAGCTTCATCTTCGAAATAATCTTTAATCATGTCATTATAATCCATAGCGTCTTCAACAGCAGACCACAAATCAAGCTCGCTGATTAAATTCCTAATTGCCTTTTTCGTTTTTGATTCAATCTCTCTGTCGTCATCTTGTCGTTTGAAAAACTCTTCATATGCTATGTCAATAATCGCATTGTTTATCGCTTCGGGAGATGGTTCATAGTCTAAATAATCACAACTATCTTCTCCCGTTTCGTAGCAATAAGAATACTTAGTCATTGCTTTGCTCTCCTTTTGTTCCAAATAATTCTTGAAAATCAATCTCCATCTCGCCTCTTGCTATTTTGTCCCTATCTGTCCACGAGATTACAAATACGCCTGAAACTTCGATTTCAATTTCGTCAATATAAGTCGTATCGGCTTTGTCGCAAAGCACTTCTCTGATTGGTCTATTCCAAAATGCATCCATCTTGTTGTTGAATGTTGGTGCAACCGCATAGAACTCTGTTATAAGTTCCCAGCGTGTTTTTCCCGTTGCCCTATCGACATATGAGTATGCGGCGTCAACAAATATGTTTTTAATCAACGCGTTGGTATAATGCCCAAAATCTCCACACTCAAATCGCTCATAAAGATAAACATCGGAGCAATAAAAGGGTTTATAGGCTTGCATAAAATCACGCAAATCGCAAAGTTTTATTTTTTTTGGTTTTTCAAATCGAATAAGTGCTGGACTTTTGTATTCTTGCCAATAATTTTTAAATTCCACTTTTAGTTCTCCTTTTTTGTAATTATTGCTTTGTTTTTTGAACATTTAAGAATCAATTTGTCACCTCTATGGAATCCTGTTATTGTCTCGATTGTTTTATCAATAACAATTCCGTTACTGTTTCCAATTTTAATAATGGATTTTTCAATGTCAATCATCTTTACCTCCTGTTATCATTTTGATATAATCATATTATAATATTGTTTTACATTTGTCAAGCAATTTTAGCAATTTAATAAAAAAATGGAGAGATTAATTCTCCCCATCTTCCAAAAATTTCTTAAACTCTTCTGCTTTTCGTTCTTTGATTTTGTTTGCTGGTGGCTTGATGGCGAAGTCAAGATACTTATTAAATATAGTTTTTACATAATTTCTTGTTTTTTCAGCACCTAAACTTTTGCCTTTTTTATAATTTTTAAGTTTGACTTGCAATCGTTCACCAATATCGCTTTCTTTATCTAATTGTCCCCCACCAGTAACATTATATAATCTGATTCCCATATCTTGAAACTTTTTTATATAAGCAATTTCTAGTTTGTCAAGTTCTTCTTCTGAGCAATAAGTCAACACTCCCACTTTCCAGCCATAAGGATTTGTCTCGCTATATAATTTACGATTATAAAGACTTCGGTCAATATGTTGCTCACGACCAGCAAGATGGTCTGCACATCTCGATAAAATAAGTCGGCTCTGCCCCACATACGCACACTTTTCGCTAGTATCTTTATCAGTTCTTCCAAAATAATATATTCCAGAACGGTCTTGCATTGTAGGACATACTTGTTTTATTAGTTTTTTATTTTTACTCCGAATTGCATAAAGTTTTCTATAATCAGTCGGCATAACCCACCTATTCCTCTGGCATCTCAAACACCACGCAACTACGCTGAATATGTTCAATTTGAGTATTGCCATCTTTTGATGAATAAACACCAGCATTGTCTATTGCAAAAGATTCTAAATCTTTAGTAGAAATATCAAAATTTTTAAACAAAACCACATCATTCATAAGCAGTTTTTGTATTTCGCCAAGCACTTCCACTGCTCGTTGTTTTTCATAACACCCAACAATCAAATCTGGGAACTTTCCATTTAGATATATTTTTGCATATACTGGGTCATCGTGCATAAGTTCTACACACTCAGCCTTGCATAGCATTTCTTTGTCTTGCGACAATATCCATAAATCCATAATAATTCTCCTTTAGAATGGTAATTGCTCTTCTAAGATGTCTAGTGGTTCAAGTTCTCCAACAACTTTTGGTGCTTTTGGCACTTCTCTGCCATTGCCCTTTTCAACCAACTCAACTTCCCAGCCAGTAAGGTTTGGGTACTGTGATATTTTTCCATCAAGTCCAATATTCTGCATTGTTCCTTTGATTTTAATGCGGGCTTTTTCTGTCAATCCCATGCCTTTGATTTTCTCAAGGGCGTTGCCATAAAACTTAATTTGCCCTTTCCAGTCGGTATCGTATTTACCAGTCGCCTTGTCCTTGCTTGAACTTGTGATGGCTACGTTGGCGTATTCCTTGCCATTCTTTGTCGTGCCTATATCTACAACATAGTCCTTTCCGTATGCGTTCCATACAGTAAATGTATCTTCAAAATGTAACATTATTTGCTCTCCTTTTTTGTTTTTATCTTGCTCGTTTTCTTTATGTCAGTTTTTTTGTTTTCTTTTTTCTTTGGTTTTTCGGCAAACAAAGCATCAATAACTGTGGTTAAGCCTTTATCCAATTCTTTCGCAAGGGAATTAGCAATAAATGGAGCAACAGTATTCTTCAAAAATTCTTCTTGCTCTTTTTGTTTTGTTTCAATATCCATTAGCCATTTACGATTAAGCTCATTCCTATTTGCACAAACTTCATTATCGCAATTCCTAGTGCGTTCAAGTCTATCAATTCTTGCTTCCAATTCTTTAATTTTTCTCATTATTTTGTCTCCTTTCAAATTCTTCTTTATTCGGTGTCTTTCGCTTTTTTAAGCACTCTGCCAGATACACCAGTCGTGGCAGGTATTCGTTCTTGACCCACTGCTCATCATAGGAAATGTCGAACACTTCGACCTTTTCTCTATCAACTTCAAGGAAGAAATTCTCATAGTTCTCTTCGGTCATAGGGTAGGCAACTAACTTGCATTTATGCTTCCCAGTGGCAAACATTTGCACTTGACATTGTTGAATGTACGAAGTCGGTGGTCGCCACTCTTTCTCGGTCGCTTTATGGGTCTTTATCTCATATATGCAGTCTTTGGTTTCAGCATCTAGGTTCACTCGTAGTCGCAACTTAGGCAACTTGATGCAACGGTCAAACTTCATCTTCAACCCCAAACTTTCGGCTATCTTTCTCTCATAAGCATTTCCAGCCATTAAGTAGGTGTTTGTAAAGTTGTTTTCTGTAACCCCAAGTTTCACTAGGTACAACTCCATAAAGGTCTTTGTGTCCCAGTTGCCAACTATCTTGCTCGTTTCAGATGCACCCCAGAAACCGCTTCTATCGTGATTTTTTAACATACCACTCCTTCTTGGGTGTTTTTACTGCTCTTTCAAAATCCCAATGATAACTACAAATTCTTTTGCACATTAAATTAAAATCTAGGTTTAATATTCTACACCATTCAGATAAACTATGTGATTCTCCATTATAACTATACTGTTTTGGCTGTTTAACAAAAACGATTTCGCTTTCATCTACTCCATCGTCTACATACATCCAATGATATCCATAAGCAGAAGTTCCTAAATTATTACAAGCTTTGTAAACAGTTCCATAAGGTTTATTATGATGTCTTAAGTTTGCTTCTTTTGCTGAATTAAATATCTCTCCAGTTTCTATACATTTAACTTTCTTATTTTTAGATTCAGCAACTTTTCTTTTAGATTCTTCAGAATGGACTTTGCCGGTATTTGCAAGTGCAATTTTTCTTCTTACTTCATCTGGAGTTCTTATTCCTTTATTCCAACCACGATATTGTTTTAATCTTTCTGCAAGTTTTGCTCTATGCTCTTCAGATAATTTCTTACCTTTATGTTTTTCGCTTAATATCTTTTTAGTTTCTTCTGTATGACATTTACCTCTATTTGCATCACCAATTTTTCGTTTGGTTTCATCACTGTGTTTACCATTTGAATTTCCACCATTTTCAATGTTATAGCCTTTCTTTTTATTTGTGCTATCAAACAATGTGATAAACTCTCTTTCTTTTAGTTCGGCATCTTCTTTCGATAATCTTTCGAATAACACAATATGCCTAAAACTATTCCAACCATATTTTTTAATCGCATTATTAAAATAATTGCAACCTTTATACCCTTTGCCATTTTTCCATCTTGCTTTTGTTTTTTGGCAAGTTATCCCAACATAAACCTTGTCGCTTGGTGAAATGTGCATATAGACAATATAATTATTGTCGTTTTTCATTTAAAAGTACCCTCATATTGTTCTCAATAGTATTAATTGTTGTACAAGCATTTAGATAACTCATATATTGCTTTTCATCTCTCAACCCTATCTTTTTGATAATGTCATCAACTTCATAACCTTTTTTCATAAGGTCTGTCATAGTTGTTTCGAGTCTTTGCTTAATAACCAATATATCATGCCAGCCAGTAGTATCTGCTTTTTCGTCATTTTCTTCTGAAATAGAATAGGCACAAAAATATAAATTTCTCTTCTGATATGTCATTTGAGAGCCTACGAATTGAACTTGTGCCATTTTGCTGTCAGAACCATCAACCATAACACTTGTAAATTTAATAGTTTCATCGCTATCCCAATCATATATTGTTAATGTAGCCAACTCCCTATCAAATGTAAATACTGGAGTAATGCCTACTTGGCTACTAACTTCAATGATATGTGGTTCTACATCACCAAGAGTAAAGTATCCGTTCTTGCTCATACCACCTGTTCCAGTTCTCTTAATTGGTCTTTCTTTTAAAAGCATTCTTGCTTCTTGTAGTTTTTGTTTTAAGTTTTTCTTTTCTTCCATATTATAGCTCCTCAACATTTACTTTAATAAAAAGTGTTACATTTTCAAGTTGTTGTTCAACATTTTCGACCTTTAATTTTCTTTGCACTTTTGCCAACTCAACATAGTCTTGAGCGTTGGCAATAATTTGTTGTGCCATTTCAATTTGTTCTTTGCTTTTCATTTCGTCTCCTTTTTCATTTTATTGTTTAATGTTTTTACTGCTATTAGTTTATTTATATAATCTAATGCGTTTGAGAGAATACCAGAAACTTCTTGCAATTGTTCAATTTCTTCCGTTGTTGATTTTGTCTTTATATTCTTTTTGCCTTTGTAAAAATCGTTCATTCTCATCTTTTTTCCTTTTAATTCTTGCTTCGTTTGATATTATGTATTTTAACATATCCATATCATCATCTCCTTATTGGTTTTCTTCCGATTTTTTTTGGTTTCCAGTTCTCAAACTCGTCTTCGTCATAACAAGTATATCCTTCCTCGTCAAAGAGTTGAGTCATTCTACCTCGTTGTTGCCTAGAATAAATAAGATTTTTTTCTTTAGCATCAATCACTCTTTTTATCATCACGCCCCTCCTTTTTTAGATTTTAACAAATTGTATCATAAAAAATACGAATTGTCAACAATATTCACACATTGTTTCGATTATTTCGCATTGTTTCATTGTCCAAGGTCTAAAAAGTGGCATTTTTTGTAGAAATGAGTATAATTTTGTTAAAAATTTTTTCCGTTATCGGGAATTTTGTATAATAAAAAGACGGATTAATTTCCGCCTTTTAACCGCCGTCATCTGCTGAGATGCTCGGACATTCCAAAAAACCACACCCATTGGTGAGGTATGACAATATTTACATATCATATTCCGTTTTTTATGTCAAGAAAAAAGAGAACAGTTTTCACCGTCCTCTCCGTTCTTGGCTTGCCAAGAATCATTAACAATCAAGCACATTTAGCGTAATGTGGGGCGTGCTTGTGTTTTAGTTGATTTGACTGCGATTAAATGTTTATAGTTTTAGTCATATACAAAATAACACAACTCTCAAACTTAGGTAAAACATATACGACAGCCCTCTCTAAATCAACTTACGAGATTATAGTATCATATTGAATAGCGAATGTCAAATAAATATGCCAAAAAAATATTTTTTTATTTCTTAAAATCGCTTGACAATTAAAATGATGTATGGTAGTTAATTCTTAGTTTGTAAAAACTGCAACTCTTGGATGTTTGGCTGAACACTTATATCTAAGAAACAACTGAATATCTAAGAGTAGAAAAGTTGTAAAGAAATGCGGGTTCAGACGCAGAGTACTTGCAATTTTTTCGTTTTTATAACACATTGAGGTGATTATGTTGAAAATTCAAGATGAATCTTATTTCCAAATAAGTGGTTGGATGCTTAATAGGCTAAACCTTAAAGGAACAGCATTAAATGTTTACGCAATCATATATGGATTCACACAAGATGGTGAAAGTGAATTTAAGGGAAGTAGACAATATCTTTGCGATTTTACTGGTGCAACAAAGCCTACAATTGATAAAGCACTTAATTTTTTAATTGAAAATAAATTTATTATAAAAACAACTGAAACAATAAATAATGTGGTTTTTAATAGATACAAAGCCGATTTACACACCATAAAAAACTTTACTGGGGGTAAAGAAACTTTACTGGGGGGTGGTAAAGAAACTTTACCCAATAATAATAATATAGATAATATAGATGTTAAGAAAGAAAGAAAGACTGCATCGCAATATGATGTAATTTTGGAAAGCAAGGTTAAAAACGAAGAGATAAGGGAAACACTCCGAGAGTTTATTAAAATGCGAACATTCATTAAAAAGCCAATGACAAGTAGAGCGTTGGAGTTATTGATTGCTAAACTAAAAAGGCTGGCTGGTCAGAACAAACAAAAAGCCTTAGACATTCTTAATAACAGTATAATAAACTGCTGGCAAGATATATATGAATTAAAAGCCGAACCAAAAGTTCAAAGTATAGATGAAAAGCTTGAAAGTGAACGCAAAAAAAGAGAGCGTGATAAACAACAAGCTGAACAATTTAGAAATTTGCAAATAGCATTAAATGAAAGGTTTGATTTTAAATAAAAAAGAGCAGCCTAGTCGCCACTCTCAAAACTCAGACAGCCTTGCACACTCTTTTTCATTAAATGTATATCAACTCCATATACTAAGCCGCAAGCACAAATCATTTTGTTTTAATGCTGTAAATATTCATATAAACCTCCTATTTAACAGCCTTTACAGATTATTCGCAAAATAAATGTTTTACGAACAATGCAAGTGTATCACATTATTTCATAAATGTCAACACTGCTGGAGGTGAAAGTAGGTTAATTTGTTTGACATTTTTATATTTTTAATGTATTATAGTTTAATATAAGGAGAATATATGAAATCAATAGATATAACAGGTCAAAGATTTGGGAAACTCGTTGCAATAAAAAGAAGTTGTAAAAGCCCTTCTGGAAAATGGAAATGGTTATGTAAATGCGATTGTGGAAATTATAAAGAAATAGATATACATAACCTTTTACGAAAAGACAAAACACCTACAAGAACTTGTGGAGAATGTGAAAAATTTAATATCGCAGATATAAATTATAAACATGGTATGAGCAAAACAAGAGTATATCAATGCTATAAATTAATGAAAAATAGATGTTATAATTCTCACAATAGAAGATTTTATCTTTATGGAGGAAGAGGAATAAAAGTGTGTGATGAGTGGATTGGTGAAAATGGCTCATCAAATTTTATAAAGTGGGCTTTAAATAATGGATACCAAGATAATTTAACACTAGATAGAATAGATTGTGATAAGGACTATTGTCCAGAAAATTGTAGGTGGGCTACTAGAAAAGAACAATCTAATAATCTTAGAAATAATAGGCGTTTTGAATATAATGGGAAAATGCTTACTGCTTCTCAAATTTGTCAATTATTTAATATTGAAGATACAAAACTTGTTCGTGAAAGATTAATAAATGGTTGGAGTATAGATAGGACAATTAATACTCCTAAGCGAAAATATGGAGTGAGAGAGGAGATTTGAACCCCTATGTGTTGGATTTGCAATCCAATGCCTAACCGTTTGGCTACTCTCACATAAAAGGGCATATTTCAGCCCTTATTTTTTATTTTACAACCCAGAACTCATCAACGATTTCATGTGAACAATCAAAGATGTCTTTAATGATGCCACCAAAATCGCTTACTGTTAAATGTCCATGAAGTCTCATAATCACTCGATTATTTGGAAATGTATTCGCCACTTGTTGAACCGTCCTACCGTAGCCACGACTTGCAGATAAACCGAAATAATTTTCAAGTAGGTTGCGATAGCATGATTTTGTAAGAGGCTCACAATCACATTTTTGCGAGTTCTTATAAAGCAAGTCTTCTATATCATAGTAATCTTGGTCAAGGGCAAACGAAATTGCCCTACAAACGCAATCATTTTCGACATCGCTTCCTATCGGATTAAGATTATAATAGGTATAAGCCATTAGTCAACACAAGCAACATTCATACAGTATGCTGCAAGTTTGTCTCCAAATCTCAAATCGCTATCTGGGTCTTCCAAAAAGTCTTTTGCCAGGCAAATCATGACATCAAGGTTGTTTATGCCATATTTAGCCATTGTTTGCCCATAGTCACTTTCCATCATTAGCGTTGTGACATAAAGTTCTTCCATAGAGTATTCTTTGCCTTCTAGACCCATTTCTCTGGCTCTTTTTTCAAAGGCAGACTTATCGAACATGGCTCTATGCTCTGGTTTGATTTCGTCAAGCAAATCACGAGACCATTCTTTAAGTTCTCTTGATGTTAGTCTGTCATCATAACCATAATCTCTGCCATCACCATAATAAGTGTCATACTCGAAATTTCCTACCCTACGAACATCGCCCCTATAATCTCTATTCCATTCATAATCTCGTTCGCCATAATCCCAATCTCTTTCGTAAATTGGTCTTGAATGTGACATATCAGAACGTTTTGAACTATATTCTGAAACGCGACCATAATCACCCATTCTGCCATAATCTCTACCTCTTCGGCTACTTACAACATAACCACCGCGAGAGCCATAAGGATTGCGACCGTCACGCATTCCCAGTCTTCGAGAACGCATATCTCTCATTCTTTCCATTCTCATATTAAATCACCTTGTCAATATTGACAACAACATTGCTAAATGTTGCCCCTACCCCAGTGTTTCTAAATGAAATTGTTTTTGCATCGGTTGACCAGCAACCCAGATTACAAATAGCATCGACCTTTATATATCTGTCAATTACAAGAGTTCTCAATTCTGTGTCTGCAGTGGTAATTGTTTCACTTGCAACTCCACCAGCAACAGCAGTCCCATTTTCTAGCATTTGCACAGTCAATATACCTGCTGCAGTTCCAGCACCCACAAAAGTCGCTGTCAAATGATAAATACCTTGTCCATTAAGCGTAATGCCATTGCTATCGCTAGCGAATGTTGGAACACCACATCTCGCAGGCTTGCAGTATTTTCTATATGCTTGCCCAGTTCCAATGCTAATTGTTCCATTAGCCAATACTGTTTGATTGCCAGTATTTTCTGTTCCTATCAACAACATAATTTTATTCTCCTTTTTAATTAAAATGTAAGGCACAAGAGATTAGTCCTGTGCCTTGGTTTGGTTTATTCAGGATATTTTAATCTCCTATGTTTTGCCGATAATTAGTCGGGCTTAAACTACTGCTCCACTGCAAGTTCCTGTCCCGCAACCATATACGCTTTGGTAAGGCGAGCAAGTAATATATGCTGGGATAGCAGTAGGACGAAGAGTATTAACAAGATAAGCATTTTGTGCAGATTGAGATGCAGCAAGTTGCAATTTGTTGATTTCATTCTGTTGTGCAGCAATTTGTGCATTTTTATCCTCAATCCTATTAGCTGTAATTTCATCATGAATACTTCTGAAGCCATCACACAAAGATTTCTCTATAGAGTTGGTTTGCATTGCCATATTGTAGTTTACGCCTTGAATTGCAGATTGAGTTTGGCAGCAGCATTGTGCAAGTTGTGAAGCCAAATCACTAATCGCACTTCTTGTTTCGTATCCGCCTGTTGTAATTGCATTTGTGACACCAGCAAAACCATTAAGCATTCCAGTGTTCATTGCATAGAAACCATCGCAGATTCCGTTATTAACTGCGTCAATTTTTCTTTCGATGTTTGCGAAGTCGCTAGTAAGAACATATCCGTCCATTGCACCAGCACCATTTCCGCCAAAGCCATTGTTTCCATTCCACCCAAAAATGAGTGCGAAAAGGATAATCAATACCCAAGCATCATTGTTGCCAAAACCAAATCCGCTGTTTCCGTTACTTCCACCCACATTAATAGGTGAATCTGATTCAATATACATTTTTATTCTCCTTTTATTAATTTATTTATATCTTCATTCTCAACTCATAGTCGACATAGAATTTTGAATGTTGATACCGATTAAAATTTTATCCCCCGTTGAGACAGCATATTAATAATTGGCTGTAAATTCACATTGTTCTGTTTTGCGTATTGCTCCAAAAACTGTTTTGGGGGCAGTCCGCTTTGTCTCATTTGATTTACGATAGCGTTTGCTTGTGGATTATTTCTCATGATTTGCTGAACAAGTTGATTTGGGTTATTGCCAGTAGCCATCATTTGCATAATCATCTGAATTGGATTTCCGTTCATTTTTTATCTCCTTAAAGAATTTTCTATTATTTCAACTTTTCGTTCAAGTTCGCTTATTTTTTTATTAATATCAGCAAACTGTTCTTTTACTTGTTTTTCAAGCGATTTTAATGTCAATGTCTTCTCTTCTTCCATATCTCACCCACTAAACATTTCCCACTGTGTCATTTTCGGTCAAAATTTGGCTTATTTTAACCCGTTTCTCTAGTTTATCGATAATTTCCTTAAGATTATTCAATTCGTCCTTTGTAGCCACATTTTCAAGGTCGCCTTTCATTACGAAGTTCGAAGTGTCGATTTGTTTTGGCTCGGTAAGTGCAAGTTCTGAATTATCAACTTTCTTGAATTCATAAGTTTCGGTGTTTGAAGTCCCCAAAGAATCTGTCCATTTTATCCAGAATTTTTTGTTTGCCGTGTCCATAAGCAATGCTTTTTGGTTTGGAAGTAAAATATATCCGTCCGCCTCTTTCTCGTTCACAAATCTAACATCATTAAATGGTGCAACTTGTGAAGTTGGCATTTGCATAGGTCTTTGTTGAATTGGTGGCATATATGTATTCATATATCCGTTATTGTTATATCCAAACATTATTCCGCCTCCTTCTTTTGTGTTGATTTGAGTTTTTTGCTTTTAGATAGCAAAATAAGGCTGTCAAGTTTAATTGCGATAATTTGCAACATTACATTGGCAACTTTTAATTCATTTAGAATTTCCTTTTGTTTTAACATATAAAAAAACCTCCGACTAAATTTGTCAGAGGCAGAAAAGTTGTTTCATCTCAACTTGTCTAGGGCTAGATAAAACAAACCTTTCCGCCCTAGACATTATTTTTGCAGCATAAAAAAACACCAATTTCAATAGAAAAAGGTGCTAAAAAGGTGCCAATCTTATAGAGTTATGCTCAATTTTTCAATTATTTGTTTTTTGTGGTATCGAATTGCGGTTTTTGAATAATTGCGTTCGTTCATAATGTCAATCCAACGATAACCATGCACTATTTTAAGAATAAGTGTATCAATTATGTTTTCAGACAATCCCTTGCTTCTTGCATACTTTCGCAAATCATCTTCACTCATTGCGTATAAATCAATTGCTTGATATTTTTTAAGTTCTTTACACAATGCAGAAATCTGACAATCTTTATCGCTTATTAGATTTGCATTATCAGCATAACATTGAACAAAATAACAAATAAAACAAATTATAAATGCTACGACAGTGCCAAAAAATAAACTATATTCAATTCTCATTTCCACTGGTATTGCAAGCCAGAATATACTAATAGAAACAAATGTGCATAGCCCCGTAGAACTGCAATGATATGTCTTATCAAATTTATATCTCAAGGCAAAAAAAGATACAAGCAAAGAAAATGCCTCTATCCACTTATTGCATACAAACGCCATTGTGGCAATGCAACCTATGATAAAGGCACTTAATCCAAACATTCTAGCATATCTTATTAAAGTCAATTTTGTGGAATATTTCATTATTTATTAAGTTCTGCTACAAGGTCAATAATTTCATCGACCTTCTTGTGAATCTCCTTCTTTATCCATTCCTTGTCTTTCCCCATAAATGGTGGATTTACTATTCCCATATTTACCTCCAAGATAATTACCAAATAAATAATACATAATTTGAACAATATATTGGTCTATCATTGCTATAAGCGAAAAAGCACTATTAACACTAATCATTTGTATCGGCAAACTTCTAACATATAGGCACAATAATTGACCCAAGCAATGAATGCAATAAACAATAATAAAAATTTTATATTTTGTTCCGTTGTCAAATTTCGATTTTATAACAAAAGGCAAAACTACCATTGCTATTATATCTAAATACATTCCAATTGCTGGTATATAGATTTTAACAAATTGCATTCCAATTAAAATGGGTGTAATTATTAAATATTCTTTCCAATTTAATGACCACTTACCATTTATCGCACATAAATATAAAATGTATGTGATATATGTTGTTAAGAAAAATACGCCTTGTTTTATCCAAAAATGTGCATCAAGATATTCTCCGACTTGTATGAATTTTGAATTCTCAATTACGATTGCCAAGTTCGCACCAAATACTGTCTTCGCTAGTATACAACCAACAAGCATTATACCAAAAAGAATAAATGTTGTTATGAAGACCTTTTTGTTCATTAATTACTCCGTTTTGTTTTGTTGTTCTGCAAGCAACTTTGCTTTTGCTTCTTCAACTTTTGCACGATGTTCAGCCTCAAGTCTTTCAGTCTCTGCCTTGGCAATGGCTTCTTCTTCAGCTTTTTTCTGTGCTTTTTCTTGCTGCTCTTTTGTCTGGTTAGCAAGTTTTTCAGCATTTTTGATTTCTTTCAATGCTTCTTTATCAATTGCTTTTTGTGCTTTTTCGGCTTGTTTTTCTTTTATTTTAGCAATCTCTTCTTCAGTTCTCTTTTTGTATCCCTTAAAAGTGCCAGCAAACGCACATACACCTTCAATGCCAGTAGAGATAAGAATGTTATACAAACTATCTCCAGCAATAGCAATTTGAGGAACAAAAACTGAAACAATTGCAAAAATAATACCAACTACTGCACCAACAATAGAAGCAATTTGAATTCCGCTAAGTTTCTCGGTTTTCACTTCTTTTTCCGCTCCTTTCTTAGATTTTAAATATTTTTTGTATTTATTTACAAACCAAGCGATTGCAACAAGATTTAATGGCTTTAGAGCCTTTTCAAGTTGTTGAATTTTTTTGATTTGTATAATTCTGCCACAAATAGTTATTGCCGTCAGCGATGTGGCACTCGCAAAAAAGGCAGTTAAAGTAAGTGAAGTGCAAAATATAGCAAGAAGCCCGAATAAACAGTCCAATATCGAGAGTGCTAGCATACCATTCCCAAACATTTTTGCTTTTTTTTCGAGTCTTGTCACAATCACATATGTTTTGTCAACTAACTTCTCGCTATCTTCTTGCATTATTTACTCTCCCATTTGCTCGTCAAGTTGTTGTTCGACTGGTTGTTCATCAGCGTGAACTTCGTCTGGAACTTCCACTTCAACGATTTCTGATGTTTCGGCAATAAGTCTGTCGAGCTTTGATGTTCTCTCCGCAAGAACCCTAGCAAATTCAGCCTTGACTTCTTCTTCAACTTTTGCCTTACGCTCAATATATCTTGCATAATCTTCTTCAAATCCAGCAAGTGGTCTAACCTCAGTTTTAATCATTGCTTAAACCTCCTATTAGATTTCCTATTTTTGACTGTTGGATTTCAGTATAAATATGCAAAAAACTGCATAATTATCAAATTTTATTTAGGCATTTTAGCACCGTCAAACAAATTGCGGCTGCCAACCCTAATGCCAATACAATCCAAAATATAACTCGTATTTTTGGCTTGACAGTATCTCCGACTTTATCATATCGACATACAATCCCATCAATATTTTCAATCAGGATTTTTACAAATGCACATGGCGTGCCAATTAAAAAACAAAAAACCAAATATACAGGTGAAAAAATAAATGTCACAACTTTCATCAACCATCTTGGCAAATGCTTAAAAATCCCAAATGTTTGCAAAACGGCTTCATAAAGTGTTTGTTCGGCTTTTTGAACTTCGGTTTCAGCATCAATGGCTTTTGATTTTGCTTCTGCGGCTTTTGATTTTGCCTTGTCGACTAATTCGGCTGATTTGCTATCAATAAGTTGTTTAGATGTTTCTTCTTTTCTTAAAGCACCAGCAATTGACAATGCACCAGCAACATCTTCCGCTTGGTCTTGAAGCGACTTTTCAGTATCTAATTTGAACCTAATATCTTCAAGTTTTACATCTGCTAAAGATTTTTCATTTTGATGGCTCAAGGCAACCGCTTGCTCAATTTTTCTTTCTTGGATTTTTGCAAGTTCTTCATCTTCATTAAACTTATCATCCATAGAATGCTCCTTTTACGAATAAAGGTGGCAAGTATAAATGACCTACCACCCTTTAGTTTGTTGCAACCTACTGCAACTAATTATTTAATCTCTATATATCACAAATAATTAATTATGTCAACAATTTTATTGAATTTTCATAATTTCATATCAATTGTGTTACGGTATCAGTGATTGTTCCAACTGTTCCAGTGATATACCCCATTGTAGACGCGTTAACCGCTTCAACTGTTATAGAACTTCCCGCCTTTGTCACATTTACATCAAATAGCAATACGGTGTTTGTACTATTCTTTCCAATTCCGCCGGAAAGCAAGAAGTTGTCGTCTATTGCACTAGCACTAGTGATTTGCGTTCCAGTATTTGACAAATAATGATACATTACCGAACCATTTACTGTCACTGTCCCATTTGTTGGGTCTGTAACTGAGAATGAGTAAGGTATCACTAATTCGTGTTTATATAGCGGTTGAATCGATGTGAGCGGTTTCTTGCCGTTAATAGTGACACCATCTTTCGTGACAGATATGTTTTGCAAATCTGCGTCACCATTTTCAAATACTCTGATTGATACAGCACCATTTTCGTTTGTGACTTGTGAGTATACTTTTGCACCATTTGTTAATTCACTCTGTGTTGGAACATAGTTTTGCAAGTCACCTTTTATAGCAACATCTTCACTTGTGGTGCCATTAGTCGTAACCTTAGGTCTTTCACTAAACAGCATTTCGCTTGGTGTCATTTTGAACTGTTTCGAATTTCCCGCACCGTCTTCGGACTTCATTGTGGCAGTGTCATTTGTTACTGCAAGTTTAGTTGATGTTATTGCTCCATTTGTTGTGAGAGTAGACGACATCTCGGTATAATTCTTTGAAACGTTAAACCCAGAATGCCCATTGTCATTTTGGTGTTGCATTAACAGAGTTGTGTCAGAGTCAATCGTCTTCCAAGTATCTTCTTTCAATGAGCCATTTTCTGTACTTTCAAATGTAGAATTCTTGAATGGCGAGCCACTCGGTGTAATATCTTCCCAACTCTTAACACCGTCTGTAACTTTGACTTGATAAGTGTGTCCTTTTGTATAAGTGCCGTTGTCCAAGCAAACAAACACATCGCCATCTTCAAAAAGTTTCGAATAGCCCAGTGCATCGGTCATCTGTGCATTCGTTATGCCACCGTTCGGAAAGTCTGTAATGTCATAATCAACAGCATCGTCAAGACTTGTGAGAGCCTCGAATTGTGCCATTGTGAGTTCTTTTTTGCCTTTATAGAATACTCTTGTCGTTGCCATATTATCCCTCCACCTTTTCTATTTTATCTTCGTCTAGCAACTCATTGCTAACAATGTAATCGCTTAATCGAGATTTTGCTACGCAAATCGGATTGTCTGCTGTTGCATTCCAAAGCATATCATTCGATATTTCCTTGATTTTGTGCGTTGGGTGCCAAATTTCAAGACAATCGAATATTCCATTATTAAATTCTCGTTTTATATTCATATATAACTCCTATTCTGTTGGCATTTCGCTGATTTTTTTAATCTTGCTTGCATATGTTGCCCAATTTGTTGCTACTATCCATGCATCATATAAAGCATCGGGAACATAAATGACGCAATCTGCATTTATATTGTCCCATGTTCGAGTTTGTAATGTTGGAACGGTTGTATTCGCTGGAAATGCATATTTTAAGATGTTTGGAGTCGCAGCAAATGCATACGATTGAATTTGTGTTACATCCCCTTCAAAAGTAATCTCCGTAAGTGCTGAACAGCCGCTGAAAACTTCAGGATATATTATCTCAATATTTGACGGAATTGATTTTATAGTTATTTTTGAGCAACCATAAAATGCTCTACCATACAGGTATTCTAATTCGCTTGGAAGTGCGAGAAGCTCAAGGTTTAAGCAATTAAAGAATGCTGAGCCGCTAATTCTTTTAGCATTAGGCATATTTACCTGCATCAATGCACGACAACCAGTAAAGCACTCTGTACCAATTGTTTCAACATTTTGCAAATTGATATGCTTGAGCTGAGGACACTGATAAAATACCTTCTCTCCTAATTGTCTCAAATTCTCACTGCCAATTATTTGTTCAAGTCCATTACAATTAAATAAAGCTTTACTTCCTATTGCAATACAATTTCTAGGAAGTTTAATTATTTTTGGTCTAAAACCTGGCGATGGAGTATAAAATCGATAAAGAGCATAATCGCCTACAGTATCGATAGAAATACCCGACAAATCTAATACGTCAGAATCTGTTTTGCGACTTAAGAGTGTCTCGAGCAAACTATTATCGACTTTCACGAGACTATTTGATGGGGTGATTGTCTTCCCGTTTCTGTATATCTTGCCCACTTTACACCTCCCGTTCAATCGAACACGCAAGCCAAATATCATGTGCCGTCAATGTTTTGCTGTCTGTCTCGTCTTGCAATCCAACGGCTTGAAGTTTGCCGTCCGCTGTCTTTGTGATTGTGGTGTTGTCAATTTGAGTTTCTTCATTGATTAGGTCTTTGAGAGAATTGTATTTAGTCCCGTCTGCAATTTTTAAGTTGTTAATTTGGAAAGGCACATCACTGCCACTAGATTTTTCATAAATCATCTTGCCTTGAGACTTATCTGCTGGTTCGGTTGTGACAATTTGATAGTCTTGTTTTATTTCACCTTTTAATACAAAATCATCAACACTTTTTCCACTATCAACAAAGCGATTATTTGTGGCATCCCATTTAATCAAATGCCCGTCCACTAAAAGCGAACTATCTGCACGCACTGCAACAGGATTCCCGTCTTCACTAAAAGTAAATTTGCCCGTTTCGTCAATCGAGCCAAGTCCGAGTTTTACGCTGTCGGTCGTTGGGTCATACATAATCCCATAAGTTTGATTTGCATTTTTGTTTATTGCAAGACCTGAAAGATTGAGCAACTCGGCTTTATCCGAGTTCGTGACGACAATGTTGTCTTTTACAAGCAATGTCTCTGTATCTTTTGTGACCGTAGTCCCAGCAACATTCAAATTGCCTTGAACGCTCAAATTGCCAGAAATCGTTCCACCAGTTTTTTCTAACACTTCAAGATTAACATTTTTGTTTTCGTCCGCTGGAACATTTTTGCCATTAACCGAAATACTATCAATTTTGCCAGCATTTTCTTGTGTCCATTTTTGAGTTGCAAAAGGGCTTGTTCCGTCTTCGCCATCATTCACAAGGTTGCTGGTTTTTTTCCCTTTAACAAATGTCTCTGCGGTCTGGTCTGTCTCGCCCAAATCGCTCTGTGCTTGCACGAATGGACTGAGGTCAAATGCAACCACCTTATTTCCAAACATATTGAAGAATTGCAACTCGTTTCCATAGAGTTTGCTATCTGTAAATCCAAACCCAACAAGATAATCAATGTCTTCTTTTTGTGCTTGGTCGTCTGGCTTAAAGTCGTATGGCTTTTGTGTCGTCAAAAACTTGCCAATCAAAATCTCCGACCCTTTTGAGTATCCGTCTTGTCTCAAAAATCTGAAACTGATTTTTATGTATTTATTCATTGAAACATTACTCTTAATTGTATAAGAGTCCGTGTTCATTATAATGTGGTCAATATAATTGCCACTAATGTCATTGATAATCATGACACAAAGGCTGTCTTTTTCCGCCTCTGGACGCTCGATTGCAATTTCGTCTGCCCCAGAATCCCATTGTCTTCCGAGTGTGACGATTTCGTTCGGTTCGAGCAAATAGCGGTCAAGCCCGCTGTCGACTATTTTGATGTTGTGCGTCATTTTATGCTCCTTTAATCAGGTATTTTTTTGATTTTATAAACTGTAATATCTGCATAATCCATATATGACATTGTAGGCGCGCTGGTCGAACTACCATGTGTAATTCTAATTCTATAAGCAGTACCAACATGAATTGTACTTCTTGTTTCACTCATTGAAATTGGAACATTATATTCAACCATGTATGTGGAATAATCATATGCAAATTTAGCAATTGTACGAGTATTATAACTTGGTGTTAAATTTTTAATTTTGAAAAAATGTTTATCTGATGAATTTTTTTGCGAAAATTCTATTTCTATTGTATCACCCTCAGCAAGTGCTACACTTAATATGCACGCAGCGGGTTGCCCATCAGCATAAGTGCTTTCTTCGCCTTCCCAGATTACTTCTGGTAATTTTGCGGTTATAGCTGCTAATTCTTTTGTTGTAGCATCTTGACTCATTGCTCCAGTGGTTGAAGTGCCAGTGGTTTGATAAATTTCTCCGCTTTCACCTTTATCCCCTTTCTCACCTTTGTCCCCTTTCGGAATCCCAAAAGTAATTATTGGGCTTTCGTCTGTTCCGCTTCTGGTCGCGGTTGCTTGGCTTCCAGCAGCCAAAGTTGTCGCAGCAACAGAAATATTTGGCGTGGCACCAATGTCGCCTTTGACGCCTTGTATGCCTTGACTACCAGTATCGCCCTTATCGCCCTTTTCACCTTTCAAATTCGAGAACTTAAATTTTTTGTATGGTTTTTCAGCTGTCGCCCCATCTCCCGCAATCAAAGTTACACTCGGAGTTCCAGTGCCACCGATTTCGCTCGTGTCAATATTTGTGACAAGTTTTTCCGCAAAGTCTTGTGCATAGAGTCCAGAATTTACCATAGCATTCAAATTCTGCCTTGACACCCTAGACCCTTTCACATATTCATTCCCATCATTTATGGTCGCACTATCGACCTTTTTCCTACTCCAAGCCATTTTTTCTCCTTATTCCCCCTATATCACATTTCGCCATAAAAGTCAATTGTTTTAGTAAATTTTTGCTATTTCCTGCAATTCTAAACTTACGGTTGGACTGCCAGAATATTTAAAGTGTCGCCCCGTCACTCTCCAATATCTTTGCGACCCGTCAGCCTTAGTGTCGCCCTCAAAATATACAATGTCGTATGGTCTTACAATTTCCCCTTTAGACCAATCAATTATTTTGTCTCCATTTGCATTGTAGAAATCACCGCAGAAAGTGTCAACAGTGGCATTAGACACGCCATTAGCATAATCCGACAATACATTCTTTTTGATTTCGGAAGTCATGTTTTCATCACCAATATTTCTGGTTGTGCCAACTTGCTGTATTTCGCTACTACCTAAAGATGCTACATAAGCAGATGTCTCAACATTTGGAGTGTTCGCAGAGACCGAACTCGAAGTTAATTTATTTGCGCTTAATTTATATGTAGCATTTGCTAACACTCTATGCCAATTTTCATTTAGTAATGGCGGATTTGATTGTTGATAATATTGGTCTATCCAAAATTTGATATGAAATACGACTTTTTTAGTAATATCTATATATGATGTATAATATTTAAATGTAATAACATTTTTATCCGTCTCAATACTTGGTGATGGCGGAGGAGTGTCCCAATTAGATGGTTTATCAGAAATTTTTGATATATGAAAAACAACTGTATGTATATATGTTGCTTGTGCAAAATCAGAATCGCTTGTTGTTATTCGCTCATAATATTTTGGAGCATATTCAAGTTTTATATTTTCAGTATAAATTTCATCAAAATTAAATGTTAGTGTAATCTCACCACATATAGAATTATTATATTTTGTAGTTTTAAAATCAATTTCTGGAAAATCAGTAGGTATTTCGGAAGTTTTATCAATCGCTGTTTTGCCAGATATTTCATTATATACTATTGAAAATTGCCCACCAATATCTTCGTTTGGGAAATTTATGATAGTTTCATCAATATCTATTGCATCATATTTATTTTTTAATACAATACTTTTTTGAACATTAGAAATTAAATGAGATTTTGGCAATTTTATTGCATCGCTTAATTCCCATCTGTTAGCAATTGGTCTCCCACCGACTAATTTTATATGGTCATTTTCGTCCATTATTAATTCAAGTTGAGCAAGCGAACAAATTTTTTCGAGTGCTTCACGAAATGAAGATTTTTCTAAATATGCGTATTCAACAGATATTGATTCAAGATATTGTTTTATTGTTCCAAAAGAATTTTCTTTGCCATATACAATTTCTCTACTAGTAACATCTGTCGTAGATTTATCATTTATTGAGAAATTTGATAAACTTAAAATTATATTTTGATTTTGAGCAACATACCCAAAATTGAATACAAAATAAACTAATTCCGAAGGCGCAATAAACGAAATTGATGCTTCTTTATCTGCTGTATCTAAGTTGCTTAATTGTATGGTTGCAATTGATATATCAGAACAGTCTGAATTTGTTGGCAATGCACTTAAAATTTGACAGGCAATGCCTGAATATCCAGTTCTTGCTTGATATGCAAGCCAATTAAGATATTTGAATGATATTTTATATTCTTTATCCTTAACAACAGTAAGTGGCAATCCTATTATTGCCCAATTATTAGAAGTATTTTCAATTCTTATATCAGTTCCATAAGCCATATCAAAATCATCTGCATTTTGATACATTGTCCATGTTTCAATAGAATCGCTAATATATCCTAATCCGCTTAGTATATAACTTAACAGTGAATATGCACTTTGAGATTCTTGATATGGAGCGCCCTGAAATTTCAAAGTATCTAAAAATATTAATCTATTTTCAAGATTCAAATTGAGCATTTTATCTTCTTCTACATAATCGCTGTCAGTTGTAATATGACATTGCACTTTATTTCCATTCACGAAAAGTTCTACTGGAACATTTGAATTTGGGATAACTTCATCAACAATTAAATCTTTTAATTCGCCATCAACATCTCTCAAATTTGCACTTCCGCTATTTGCAAGCACGCCATATTGAATTGAACTTGGGTCGCTTGTGGTTTGACTCAAACTTTCCACGCTATCAATCCAACCCCTATCAAGGTCAAAATATCTCAACATGACTCGAATATTTGAAATGCACGCATTATAATTTGCTCTATTCCACTCCAAAAACTCGATTGTGTGAGTAGCTTTTTCAGCCTGCATATTGATTGCCCACTTTGCATCATCGCTATATATTGTCCTTGTTCCATCAATAATCGCTTTCGTTGGGAATTGCCCAACTTCAGTGTCGCCATAAATAACAATATCTTTTAATGATGTCGCATTAGTGAAAGTCAATTTAACGGAATATTGTTTGTTGCTTGGCACAACACCCCAAATAAATTCACTTGGGTTTTGCTCATCTTCAACTATCGCCCCATTGCTATCCACATTATCAAGCTCGTCTGAATCATTAAAAATAAAATCATAGGCATCAGAGCCGTCATCTGAAGCCATAGAAAGCCCATTAGAGCCATTTACTCTTTCGTCTGGTAGATTTTCAAACACCCCTTTATAATCCGCCTTAAACGAAGTATTTGATAGGTTAGAATTTGTGCCAGTATCATTTGTTTTATTTACAATAGTTCCAAGTTTTTCTTTGCCGTCTCCAGCCCCTAGTGTTGTTTCTCCGTTTGGATTCACTTCAATTCGCAATTTTATATCTGCCATTATTGAGCCTCCCAAATCGCATACAAATCCATATTCTCCCAAATCGTAATATTTTGATTTGGCTCATAATATCTATCATAATTTCCTTGAGGGTCTTTTGTTGCCCAATAAGCGAGATTGTATCCAGCCTTATAAATTGTGCCAGTATGAGTGGTGTCGCCATTTTTAAATTCAAAACTAGAGCCTAGCAATTCAGTATTATCGCTCCATTTTATCTTTTTGCCTATTGACAAGACTGGTGTTTGATTGTCTGAAATCGTCCCACCATTCGCATTAAAAGTCACATTGAATTCCGTATTAATCAAATTTGCATTCTCTCGGTTTGTTGCCACTAATTTGATTTTTACGTCTTGCACTCCCAAATAATCAGTCCCAAAAGCATAGAGTTTGCCGAGTTCATTTCCAGTAAATGCCATTTCTCTTGTTTCTCTTTGCCCGCTCTCTCGATTAAAGAAGTCCACTTTAACAACACGCTCTTTTGAAATCTTCATGAGGTCAATATAGTCCTGCACATTCATATACTTGTAGGAAATTTCACATCTTGGCACAAGACCAAAATTTACATCAAGAATATTTGTTAAAATAAAATCCGTGCTACGAGTTAAATCTCCGCCCCACACAGGTTCTTCCCAACCCCAAGCACTGTCTCGGCTTACGCCTTTAAAAGCACGGCGAATAAAGCCACCACCAGTAATGTAGATTGTGTCTAAATCTTGCGCTTTAATTTTGTTTGCGTAGTCAACTTTAACGCCCATACTTTTTCTCCTTGTTTTTATTTCCAGTTAAGTCCAGCATTTCTTCGGTTCGCTTCATTGCGGAAACCGACATTACTGGCTACAGCAGTTCCTAATTTATTCATATCAAGATTTATTGCCATTCCACCATTTTGTGCTGCACCATATTCATATAATGCCCTTAATGTTCCACGATATTCGGCTTCGGCTATTTGCTCAACAGTTGCAACACCAGTTCCCTGTGAACCTTGTGCCACCATTTCAGCACCATTTTCACCAGCAAGCGCATACATTGTGCCAGCACCTTCAAATATACCACCATTTGCAAATGCTTTAGTTTTTGTTGCTAATGATGACCCCAACCATAGTATTGAACCCGTAAGCGCTGCGCCTAACCCAATAGCCATGGCTATCGGCATTTTAAGCGCCTTTATTGCGACAACCAATCCAACAACTCCAGCAACAAGTGCTGTTACTATAGTTATTGCTTTTTCCCATGCTCCAAAGTTTACATTGTTCCAATTTTTTACCAATTCTGCAACTCCTGTTACAAGTGTTGCAATTCCTGCAACCAAGACTGCAATTGATGTAAACTTTAATTTAGCTATATTTTTAAGGCTTTTGAATACTTTGCCTAGTCCATCTCCAAATATCCATTTAACAATTTTAATTGCTCCGAACGAAGTCAGTATTGCTCCAACACTTCCAAGTAAAATTTCTACTGATGACAAGTTTGATAAAACATTACCACTTAAATCTAAATCTTCTTTCTTAAATAAACCTGTATTACCAGAAACACTTAATGTCGTAAATGTATCAAAAGCCAATAGCGTGCCTTGAATTTGACTTTTGTAATCTTTCCAATAGTCGGTGTTGATTTTCATGTAATAGCTCTGCCCTCTAATGAGCGCGCTAATTTTAGACATGGAATTAGCTACAGCCCCTAAAGCGATTGAAACCGCTCTTAATATAGGTTCAACTGCAGGCAATACGCTAGCAACCATCAAACCAACACTTTGTTTAAGGATTGTTATTGAACTTGTTACGGAAGATAAAGTATTGTTAAAATCTCCACTTGCTTTTGATATGTTTTTAAACGCATCAGAAATACCAGTTGTAAGCTCTTTTAACAGCGTTCTTACAATTCTATAAAATCCGATTCTCGCAAATGATGCAATTGTTTTGTTTAAGCTTTTTCCTAATTTACTGTTTTGTCCTTGCGCATTTTCAAGTTCTTTTTTTAATCTTTCAACTTCTTTTGCCGCTTTACTTATTTCCGCTTGAAGTTCTTTAAATCTTTCTGTTCCTTCTGGTGTTTTTTGAAGTTCGCTTAGCAGGCTGTTTAAGTTGCTTTGGGCTATTTTAAGTTGGAATGTTAGTGAACCGACATTATTAAACGCTTTATCTAACACATCTACAATGGCTGACCACTGGTTTTTTGTTTTATCTAAATCTCCATTTGTTGATTCTGGCGATGTCTTAGTACCTGTTGGTTGCTTTTCGCCCTTGATTGAAATTGCTTGTTCGTTTGTATCTAATGCAGGTATGTCTTTTGTGGTATTTTTCAATGTTTTAGACACATTAGCAAAAGCTTTTAATTCTGAACTTACACCTTTTAATTGAGTGGCAATCGGAGCAATACTTTTAGACAAATTGTCAAAATATTGCGAAATTTTATCAAGTTTTGAATTTTCTATTGCAGTATTCAGAGAAGAAATAGCAGTGGCTAATGCTTTAACTTCTTTGCCACTACCCTTACCTTGCACTTCAATGTTTAGGACTAGGCTGTCAATCTCATTTTCCACTGCTATACTCCTTTTTTATTTTTTATTTTTCCCAAGAATTGCTTTAAAATGCTCAAAGGCTTTAAGTCGCTGTGCTTGTAGCCACTCTTCATCTTTCGCCAACTCTTGTTCGTCTTCTTCCTTAAAAGGCATTTCTGGATAAGGTGGTGGCTTTTGTTTGCTAAACTGCAATGTGCTTGCAATTGCACAAGCCATATACTTACCTTGCAACCAAATGTCTTGGATTGCAACCTTTCGCCTTTCTCGGTATGCCTTAAAATAAACTTGAATTGTCTTTGGAGTTAAATGCCAAAAGACACTATCGTCTATCCCTACAACCAAAGCATAATAATGCCACTCATTTTCAATCCAATCACGAATTGTCTGGTAGTCAGTTATGCTTTTGCCCTTTTTTGTAGGCTCGTCTGTTTGCTCTGTTATTGTTGGGATAGGTTGCGAAAAAAATCTGATTTGCTAACCATTTCAAACAATGGGGTAAAGTCATTGATTTTACCTTTATTTGTCAAGTGTGCTTCGACTTCCTTGCCAGCTTTTTCCAAGTCGCATTTCTCAACGAAAGCAACTAAAGCACGAATGCTCTTGAATGTTTTGTCTTTAATATCAATAACTGACATTCCCAAATCTTCAAGTTCGCAAACCGCATTGAAGTCGATTTTTCTTAATTCAAATTCTTTTCCGTTAATTGTTATCTTTTCCATATTATACTCCTTAGGTATCTTCTTAAATTTATTTTGCTCTTAGGCAATTATTCCCCAACAACACCATATTCAGGGTCGTGAGACAATACTGGTTCGCCAGTAGGAACGATATAAACTGGGCTTTCGATAACCGAGTTTTGTTCCATTGCTGGAAGTCCCATTGAAATTGGTTCGCCTTCAAAATACATAGATTGTTTTAATCCAGGTATATCAATACAGAACCAAATTGATTTATTTGTTGTTTTTGCAGTGTCAAAAGCGTCAACCAAGTCAGCCCATTTATCAAAGAACTCTTGCCCCAAAACTGCACCAAATTCCAAACTATCAGGCAATTCTCTTAAAAGTGGAACTTTTGTCGTATAAGTTTTATTTTCAAAAGTTGTCCCATCGCCAGTGTTTGGTGCTTGGTTAAAGTCAGGAGTTGAACGAAGTCCCGTAATATGTGTATAGCCACTTATTGGTCTTGCTGACAATATGGTGTAATCGTTCTCTTTTGGAGTCCAAGTATTCCCCATATCATCAGTTGCGTCATATTTGCCACTTTGATTTACTGTTGTAAGCAATACTTCGTTCGCTTTAGGCGTTCCCGAAGCAATAATCTTTAATGCACCATCATCAGTTTCTTTTGCTTTATGATAAAGCCCGCTAGTAAGTTCTGTTGCATAAGATATTTTTACACCAATACTTGTTAAAGCAATATTTGCCATATTAAATCTCCTTTAATGTTATATTGTAGCGAATTACGGAATAGTAAGCCTTAGAACCATCGCCATAAGGCAATGCTGGCGTGCTTGCCGTTCTTCGCATTGTTGTTATTCGTTTGCTCGAATATTTGTATTCTTCCATAAACTTTTTGCATTGTTCAGCCAAATAGAATGAAACACTTTGTGCGTTTTCCAATTTGCCTTTGACTTTCATTTTAACACCATAAAGATTAAATTGAAGTGGTGAATTGTAAGCAACTTCCCTATTAAAATCTTCGGCTGCCGTTGAATCATCCATTAATTGTACGGTATAGAATGGTGTTGTCGCAGTTGGTTCAAGACCTTTCTCATAAGCATAATGACCTTTAGGCTTGCTTGTAATATTAGTATCAGCATCAAACTTGCTGTCTAAATATTTAATTATCTCATCAACAAATTCTTGCATAACTAATCTCCTTTCCTAATGTCTTTTGCTAAATCGGTCTTAATGTATTCTCGCAACTCTTTTGCCGTATTAAACATTGGCATTTTAGGCATTTGCCCCTGAAATGGTTTACCTTGTAGCGTTTGATTATATCTATAATGATATTCCCAACCTTGAGTTGTCCAAGTCTTTCCTTGTTTATCGGTAAAGGTTATATTTTGTGTTGGCAATTCGCCTTCATATTTACCTTCGCCCTGAATTCCAGTACCAAATTCTCTATATGCAATGGTTGGATTTGCAAGATTAACATCGGTAGCAATAATACTTTTTTTGGTTTTATTACCTTTAATATTAATCACAACTCCGCTCACCCAATTTTTTTGAGCAATTTCAGCACCTTTATTTGCGACTTTGTCAGCAATTTTTTCATCTAAACCATTTTTTGCCTTGTAATTATTTAATTTATTGGCAAAATTTTGCAAGTCATTTTTAACCACGAACGCCATCGTTTTCCACCCTATCTAATGTGAGTTTTATTCGCATATTACCAAAGTCAACATCGCTAACACGATAATTTGCCAGTTGTCCATAATATTCTTCAGTTTCAACTGGTTCAGCACCATTGCAATAGAAAAGGTCATTATTATGAAACACATCTTTCCACAAATCATAAGGCTGTGCAACCGCCGTCAAACTAGAACTGCTTGTGTCGCCAAGATTTTCGATTTCGCTAAACCCTTTCTTCCCCATCACTGTGAAATACATAAGTTTAGTTTTAATCTCAACTGGCTTCGCAAATTCATTTCCTTCTTCATCTGGCTTTCTTAATCTTTTACAGAACCATACGCTTTCTCCAACTCTCATTTCGGAACACCCGCCTTTGGCATTATCTGCTTAACAAGTCCATCGTCCATGGTTGAAGTGGCATATTCAAATGTCAAATTGTTTTCGCTGTAGCGTTTCACACCTTTTGGTATCCCCGCTCTCCCACAAATATCAAGCATCCTTGCATAAATCCAATTCGTAATGGCAAATGTGAATTTTATGCTATTTGGTTCGGGTCTATTATTATCTGATGGATATTTCAATCTCAAATAATCGCCCAAAGCCTTCTCAAAACAAATTTGTTGCTCGTCCTCATTAAGTGAAGGATATTCAACTGCAAGATTATACTTTAGTTTGTCTAGTAACTTTTTTTCTTGTTCCGTCATTTGCCTTTATCTCCTTTGATTTATTTTCTTTAGAAATCTCGGATTGAGGCTTTGATTGTTCGTCATGTTCGTTAATACAAAGTGTTGTGCATACCACATCTTTATTATCTAAAACGATTGGAGCAATTATCTCCCACTCTTCAAATGATTTTGAATAAATTGGAATGTCTTTTATATCCAATTCACATTCAATATCGCTGTATGGGGGATATGTGTATGTATCAATGCAAACATTTTGATTTGTCAAAGCCTTAATCTTTAATTTCATATTTATTTCCTTTTGTTAATTTTGTTAAGCAATTGTTGCAATGTAAAGATTGTCTGGGTCTGCAAGAATTGGAGCAAATACGCCTTCAGCTTTTGTCCAATCAATGTTAGGGTCTTCATCATGCCAAACATTGCAATAAATGTACATTTGGTTAGATTGTGCTTGAGAAACCAGTCCAGTTCTACGAGCAGAACGCTCTGTTGGTGTTACGCAATAGAAACCTTTACCAAGTGTGTCAGTAATATCTCCGCCAAACAATACAAATTTGTTTTCAGGGAAATATCTCTTTGTTGCAGTTGTTCCATCTGCTTTTTCGTATGTATACATATCATCAAATGCAACAAGAACAAATCCATATTGTTCTTTAAGGAATTCGTTAAGTTCTCGTTGTGTCAACATTTTTTCTGCATTTACACCAAGAATTGCTTTACGAACCGCTTCATCTTTTCTAATAGCTCCCAAGATTTTACTTGATGTTACCGCACGAGTTACTTCATACCCATTTGTTCTTGCTTTTTCTACCATTTCAAGAATATTTGCAAGAATATCTGGTGTGCCAGTAGTCCATGTGTAAGTAAATTTATTCCCTGCTGGAACTTGGAAATCAACCGTAATATTTACATTGTTTTCATTGATTGTAAATTTACCTTCAGAAAGAACTTCGCCTTTCATAACAAGAGTTCTTGTTTTAACTCTATCTGCCATTTTAGCAGCATCGTTGAAAATCAAATTCTTAACAATAGAATTGTCCTTAAGTGTGTCATACAAAATTGCTGCTTCTTCATCAAGTGCAATTTTTTCTTTAATCAAGAATGTATTAATTTCAGCTGCCTTGAATGGAACTCTCTTGGCAATTTTACTTTCAGTATTGTATGAGTGAACTTCCGCCATTTGAGAGTATGGATTTTTCTTAATTTGCAAATAAGCAAGTTTAATATCTTCAGTTTTATCATTTGGAAATAGTTGGTCTAACAAACTTGTTGTTGTTGGGTTGTAATTGCTAGAAAAAGAAACCATTTCACTATCTTTAACATTATATATAGCCATTTTTTACCTCCTATGCCCTTGTTACCGCTGGAGCAGTATCAAAGAAAATTCCCAATGCTTTTAGACCAGCTTCATCGCCAGCAGCGAGAGTAAGTCTATTTTTAAGAACACGACCACCAACCATCAATGCTCCCATGTTTGCACCATCTGTAACATCAACATCTTTAAAAACAATACCAAGATATGTTGTTGCAGACTCTGCAGTAAGTTTATAAACCGTGCCAGATTTAATAATTTTTTTGTCGCCAACTGTTACGCCAGCAGATTGTGGAAACTCGTAAGTCTTTGTGACAAGACCTTTCCAAGAAGAAAGGAATTGGACTTCATCGTCTCTACCATATTGTTCAGTTTTGAAATATGAACTCATTTTTTATTCTCCTTTAATTTTTATTTTAGGTTAGGTCACTAAATGCTGTGACCTTTTTTTCGCTATTAGAACGATTCTGATATTGCTTTGCATATCTTGCCCCGTCATCAAGCGATTGGGTCGTTGTTCCGTTGCCCAAAGGTGCATCAGGTGTAGAATTCTTAATAAGA